AGACGAACTAGGTAATGCTACATCGTTGGGACGTGACCGTCGCAACGCAGGCGGTATGATGGAAGGCACACATACACGTACCAATACATATCGTATTAACGGTCAAGATATGATTGAATATCTTGCCAATGAGACAGGTGCTCAAGTGGAAATGCGTGGTGATGATGTTGGTATCTTAACAGTTGATACTATTACATTTCCTAGGCTAGCAAAATTGGCTGCTGATTTAGCTCAACAAGGCAAAATCAAAGCAATTGCTGGTCCGGCAACCAGAGACATGACAGGCAGAGCAGTGCCTGTTGGTGGAAATTATATGTCTGGTCCTAGTCGCCGTGATATTGGCGAAGCAGCCAAAAAGAAAGGCAAGAAGCCAGACTTCCTGGATCTTAACAAGGATGGCAACAAGAAAGAGTCAATGAAGTCAGCTGCAGCTGACAAGAAAGCAGGTCCCAAGAAAGGCGTAAATCCTTTTGCCAAAAAGAAATAATGAAACTGATTGAATTTGAAGTAAATTCAGCCAACACACAGGAACTTGCTGCATTAAGCCAGTTTCTGCTGTCTCGTGCCGATGATCAATCTTCGTCTAAAACAATATCAATAGATGCTTTTTTAAAGTTGGCCGGCAACATGGGAATCAGTTTAACTGATTCTCAATTGCGAAACATAGCACAACAACCTCCCTTGAGTGGACTGATTGCCAACGTCACCGACAGTGAAATTTTGTTCAAAGGCACCGAAGAAGTAGCTCCCAATATGAGCGTGGACCAGGCTCGTGACACAGTCAACACCATGGCCAAACGAGCAGCAGGAAAATCTGGCCTATAATCAATGAATCTTGTGTACATCCACGGTGCCAGTGCCACCGGAGATAGTTTCAATTACATTCGGCAGCATTTAAATCATCCCAGCGAAATTGTCATTGAGTACAACAGTCAAAATGGATTTGACTGTAATTTGGATGACATGAAAAACATTATTGTCAATATCAATCATGTTGTATTTGTTTGTCACAGTCTAGGTGGCATATATGCCTTGCATTTAGCAGCAGCCTTTCCAGATCGAGTATTGGGTGCAGTTACAATGAGCACACCCTACGGCGGAGCCGAATCGGCAGATTATGCCAAATACTTTTTACCTTTTAATCGATTGTTACGCGACATCGGACCCAGCAGTGCACCAATGAAAACAGCCAGCACAATTCGAATACAACATCCGTGGTTAAATATAGTGACCACACGCGGTGATAGTCCTTGGATTATACAACCCAATGATGGAGTAGTGACCATAAACAGCATGAGGCATAGATCCGAAATGCAGCTCGAAGAATTATACATCAACCATTACGAAGTAGTAATGAGCCCAAAAACAGTTGATATCATCAAAGAGTTCGTGTATAATATTAAATAGTAATATATCCCAGGAGGACTATTGTGAAACGAATTATTCTTGCAATTACTTTATCCATTTTTATGATCGGAACTGCACAAGCCGGTGGTTACGGTCGCGGTTACAACAACAACTACAATTACAATCGTGGCTATAACAATGCCTGGGCTTGGGGCGGAGCAGCCTTTTTGGGCGGAGCCATTATTGGTGGAGCACTCACATACGGAGCAAGACCTTACTACGCACCTCCTCCGGTATACTATGCACCTCCACCGCCGGTTTATATACCACCGCCGGTATACTACGCACCTCCCAACACCTATGTGGATCCCAATCCAGCACCAGTGTTGTACTGGGATAGTATGTGTCAATGTTATAGATAATATGAATCCTGATTTAATGCGTAAATACGCCAACATTATTAACGAAGCTGCATCGGCAGTAATTGGTCCTTTTAAATTGATAATGATCAAGGACGGAATGATGCATCTTGACGGGCATGCTCCGGTTCAATTAGGATCCAACGTCAAAGACACATTAAAGCCGGGATACAACTATGCATTTGAATTGTCAGACGGAGTAGCTGCAAAAGTTATCTTAATGGTAGCAGACATTGTAGTACATACTGACACAGAAGTTTTAATGATTAAGCGCAAGAACAATCCTTATGCAGGGCATTGGGCATTACCAGGCGGCTTCATTGATCCAGGCGAAACTCCAGCGCAAGCAGCAATACGTGAGCTACAAGAAGAAGCAGGATTACATGTTGACCATGCAACCTTTGTAGGAGAGTTTCGCGAACCTGGGCGAGATCCAAGGATGGAACATACCTGGAGTTGGGCATATAGTGTACACGTAGCCGACAAAACAAAAACAACAGCAGGTGACGATGCAAGTGCAACAGCATGGATTCCTATAAACAAGTTGGGAAAGATGCAATTGGCATTTGATCATGCAGCTATTTTACAAAAGGCATTATCATGAATCCAGAATTTTTTAGAAAATATGCAGATCTTATTACCGAGGCAGAGCAGGTTGCCATTGATGACAATTGGTTTAAACAAGGGTCATTTAAAACTTTTAAAAAAGCAGCACCAGTAAAGTATCAAGTTGCACAACAGCCCGGCACAGTAAAAACATTAGAAGGTCCTGTAAAATACGCAGCTGGACATTATATTATGACCGGTCCCAAGGGAGAAAACTATCCCATTGCTCCTGAGAAGTTTGCTACTTTATATGATGACAATGGCGACGGTACAGCTACTCCTAAGAAAATTATTAAGCTGGCTAAGTTAGCAGACCACGACGGTGTGTTACACACTAGTTGGGGAGATTTGAATTACACAGCAGGAAATGATTATATTGTACGACACGGTACTGGTGATTATGGCGCAGTAAAGAAAGACATATTTGCACAGACATACGACACAGGTGGAATAAATGGCATACAGCGATAAAGTATTAGATCACTACGAGAACCCACGCAACGTTGGATCGTTTGACAAAAGTGATCCAGATGTAGCAACCGGTATGGTAGGAGCACCGGCCTGCGGTGACGTAATGAAATTACAAATAAAGGTTCTGGATGGCATTATTACGGATGCAAAGTTCAAAACATATGGTTGCGGCTCAGCGATTGCGTCGTCAAGCCTGGTTACTGAATGGGTCAAAGGAAAAACTCTCGACGAAGCAGCAACAATTAGAAATACTGACATTGCTCAAGAACTGGCTTTACCACCGGTAAAAATTCACTGTAGTATTTTAGCCGAAGACGCCATTAAAGCAGCCATTGCAAACTACAGAGAAAAGCATGATAACAATAACTGAAACTGCCGCACGTAAAATTGTCAGCAATATTGCCAAACGTGGCTCAGGAGTAGGCATTCGTGTTGGAGTCAAGACCACTGGCTGTAGCGGATTAGCTTATGTATTGGAGTACTTGGATCAAGCACCGTGTACTTGGGATTGGACAGAGTACGAAAAGGATGGAGCGCGAGTCTGGGTAACAGGAAAAGACTTGGTATACTTAAACGGTCTCACTATCGATTATACACGTCAGGGTCTCAACGAAGGATTTGACTTTCGAAACCCGCAAGAAGCTGCACGTTGCGGATGTGGAGAGAGCTTTACTATATAAAATGTATTTTCAAGACAATGAGTTATTTAAGAAATACTATTATGTAAATGCTGGAGAATTTGCACATTTATTGACCATTTATAAATCGCCGGACAAACTGCCAGGATACACAGGTAAAAAGTCTATTATTATAAATGCTGCAAATGACCCCTGGGGACTTGAGTGGATCAAAGATATTGCCATTGCTTGCAAACCTTACGGAGTAGTGTCGGCTATACTAATCAATGACAAAAAATTTGCCGACGAAAATCAAGCCTTGAATTTTAGATTTTTTCCAATTTGGGGATATAGATACAGCCAGCAGATACAGGAATATGCCGATAGAGATTTCTTTTCTAATACTCGTTCTACTCGAGTATCCTGTCTCAACCGAATTCCCAAGCTACACAGGGCCTACACTTACTACTTACTAAAACAATTGCCCTGGTACAGCGATATCTTTTTAAGCTTTTATGGATTAAAATCCGGCGATAGATTAACTTCAAACCCAGTCGAAGTAACTATGTCTCAAATTGAATCAAAATTAGGATCAAGAGTTGCTAATTTTTTTGCAAGTGAGATAAGAAATTTTCCAATAACACAAGAGTCAAACTATCAATGGACAATCTGTCATAGTGCCAACACTCCGGCATATACTGACTGCTATAGTAATATCTGTACAGAAAGTAGCTACGAACGTTTTTGTCCTACCGAAAAAACATTTAAGTGTATTGCAACAGGCACCTTAATTTTTCCTGTATCGTGTGTTAATTTTATTTCTTCAATGGCAAACATGGAATTAGATATTAGTTATACAGGTATGGATTTGTCTGCTATTGATTCTGTTGTTAAGTGGAGAGAAAGGACACGATTAACCATAGATTTATTGGATAAATTGTATTACAACATAGAAGACATCTGGCAATCCAACAAAGAGCAATTACGACATAACCAACAAATTCTACAGTCTAAGCAGCTAGAGAAAAATATATTAAAAAATATACAAGACCACTTATGATAACACAACGATACGATTATACTCCCCTGGCACGAGAAACCATTGACGGCAAAAGACATTACTGTTTACCAAACGGTAAGAAAGTTCCCAGTGTTACAACAATCCTGGACAAAACTAAAAGCCAAGAAAGTCGCGAAGCTTTAGCTAACTGGAAAAAGCGTGTAGGCGAACATCAAGCACAGCAAATTACCACAGAAGCTGCTAATCGTGGTACACGTATGCACAGCTACTTAGAAACATACGTGATGATGGATGATTTAAAACCATTGCCTAGTAACCCATTTGCACATCCAAGTTGGTTTATGGCTGCACAAATTATTCTTAACGGACTTAATCAAGTTGATGAGTTCTGGGGTGTAGAAGTTCCTGTTTATTATAGCGGCTTGTATGCAGGTACTACAGACTGTGTGGGGCTATGGAACGGCAAGCCTGCTATTATGGACTTTAAGCAAAGCAACAAGGTTAAAAAGCGTGAATGGATTGAGGACTACTTCCTACAGTTGGCAGCTTATGCATTGGCACACGACGAAATGACCGGTACTGAAATTAACCAAGGCGTTATTTTAATGGCTGTACAGCCTAAGTTATTAGAAGATCAAACCTACACAACTCCCCAATATTTAGAATTTGTAGTTGCAGGAGACGAGTTTGCACACTGGAAAAACGAATGGATTAAACGTGTAGAGCTCTACTACCTATCAGCATAAATACCTAATCAAATAGGTATACGCTAATGGCCATTGTTCAAATCTCCAGAATTACCAACCGTAAAGGTCTCACAGAAAACTTGCCACAGTTGGCTGGTGCAGAACTGGGATGGGCGGTAGACAGTCGCAGACTTTTTATTGGAAACGGCACCTTACAAGAAGGTGCGCCGGTAATTGGCAACACAGAAATTCTAACTGAATTTTCTGATATTACTGCACTCAGCAACTACACTTATTCTGACATAGCAGTTGGTTATGCTGCACAAACTGGACCTACTGCTAGTGACCCAGTTGTACGCACAGTACAAGCCAAGCTGGATGATTTTGCCAGCGTTCGGGATTTTGGTGCTGTCGGCGACGGATTAGTAGACGATACTGAAGCCATTAACCGCGCACTGTTTCAGCTGTATTGTGTGGCCAGCAACACTGCTGTTAGACGTAGCTTGTACTTTCCAGCTGGAACTTATCGCGTCACTGAAAGTATTATTATTCCCACTTTTGCAAAACTAGTGGGCGAAGGTGCTGACTGTAGTATTATATTCTTGGACACCAGTTCTGACATCAGCAGCTTGAGTGCGTATGTGGCCAGATTTGGTGACAGCAAACAGCAAGTTGGTGCCAACATTACCAGCAACGGTGCCACAGCTCCCAGAAACATTGAAATCAGTTCCATAACTTTTCAGTCACAGGAAGAAACAGATATTTTCCTAGTTGAAGATGCGGCACAGTGCTATTTTGACAGTGTGAATTTTATTGGTCCGTTGACCCAAGAAGCGATTAGTAGCAATACGCCGTCGCCGCCAGAAATATCTTGTGTGAGATTTGCCAGTACTCCGACCTTGATCTGTAATCAAATTACTTTTGACAAGTGCCGCTTCAGTGGTATGAAATACGCATTCGAAACAGATCAGCAGGTACAAGCAGTTACTATCAGCAATGGAAAATTTGATACCTTGTATCAAGGAGTTGTGTTGGGTGCTGGAACTACAATCTTGGGAGGACCCACAGGATTCCGTATTGTACAGAACATGTTTGATTTGGTTTTTCGTGAAGGTATTTTAATTTCTGATTCAGATCTTAATGTATCAGCATACAATACATTTTACGACGTGGCTGAAGGTTATACTGGAAATCCGGTCTATCCAATTATTACATTTGCTACTGATAACAATGTGTCACTCAGTGACATGTTTGAACGTAACGATGCTGAAGCATTGATTACCCGCCGCATTCTCATAACAGGGCAGTATGTTAGTGACACCACTGCTGTGAATCAACTGGGCCGATATGTCAGAGAAAGCGGTCACACAGTTGATCTTTTTGATAATTCGGTAAATCAAGATGTAGTTACAGTTAATAGCAGTCAAACCAAGGCATTTAGATTTGACTACACTATTGGTAGACTGGGTGCTATCAGGACTGGCACAATCACCGTGGCAGCAGATCTTGCCACTCCCACACCTGCCTACACCGACGATTACACAGAGAATCTTCCCACTGGAGTAACGCTAGGAGTCTCAGCAGGAGGCACATCGGTGGTGATAGCTTATACCACTACTTCGACTGGGTCCGATGGAATTTTAACTTACTCGATATCACACTTGGCCTAAATGTGGGAAACCTTCTACGAAGACAGATTTGCCGACTGGGTGCGTCTTAGGCACACCATCCAGCCACTTGATCTATCAGCACAACTACTGGCCATAAACAATTGGTGGTTCTGTGCACCTATAGTGAATAAAACCATTACCTGGCCCGATCGTTTAAATTGGCCCGATCCCTGGAAACTTTTAACCAACAACGGCTATTGTGATCTTGCACGAGCATTAGGAATAGTGTATACTATAATGCTAACGGAAAATCTCAACTACACAAATTTAAAAATAATACAAATCAAAGAAGACAATTTAGTCCTGGTCGACGATGGGAAATATATATTGAATTGGGCACCCGGAGAGATGTTAAATACCCACTCAACACCAATAACCACTGTTAAGAACACGATCGACAGTTCTGAATTAGAAAGTTTTTTACAATAAGCGACAAATGACAATTCAAGTACAAAAAAGAAACGGTAATCGTGAGCCATTAAATATCGATAAATGGCAAACGCAAATTACCAAAGTCTGCAGTGGCATAGCAGATGTAAGTCAATCGATGATAGAAATCAAAAGCCAGCCGCACTTTTACGATGGCATTACTACTAAAGAAATTGACGAAATCACTTTACGTGCCATAGTTGATTTAATTGATGTAGAATCAAATCCTGATGTGGGCCATACCAACTATCAATATGTAGCAGGCAAGCAACGTTTGTCAATGCTGCGTAAAGATGTATATGGGTACTATGTACCCCCAAACTTGTATGAAATTGTATGCAAGAATGTAGCTACTGGTGTTTATACTCCAGAACTGCTGATATGGTACACCGAAGAAGACTGGACTCGTATGGACAGTATGATCGATCACGACAAGGACGAGCAGTATGGTTATGCTGCTATCGAACAGTTAATCGAAAAGTATTTGGTACGTAATCGTACCACTAAAGAAACATACGAAACACCACAAGTGCGTTACATGGTTGCTGCAGCCACAGTATTCCACGGCGAAGAACCCAACACAGCTCGCATGCGCTATATCAAAGAATATTACAATGCAGCCAGCGACGGGTTGTTTACTCTTGCTACTCCTGTGCTGGCAGGCTTGGGTACTCCAACAAAACAATTTAGCAGTTGTGTATTGATTCGCAGTGATGACAATCTTGATTCAATCTTTGCATCTGGAGAAATGATGGCCAAGTATGCGGCCAAACGTGCTGGTATTGGATTAGAGATTGGCCGCTTACGCCCACTTGGTGCACCTATTCGCGGCGGCGAAATACAACACACCGGCATGATACCATTCTTAAAGAAATGGTTTGGCGATCTGCGTAGTTGTTCGCAAGGCGGTATTCGCAATGCATCAGCCACAGTGTTCTATCCCATATGGCATTATCAGTTCGATGATCTTATTGTACTAAAAAACAATCAAGGCACTGAAGAAACTCGCGTTCGCTTCATGGACTACGGTGTTGTACTGAGTGCTTTCTTTTGGAGACGTTTTAAGAACAAAGAAAACATAACATTCTTTGATCCCAATGAAGTTCCTGATCTGCATCAAGCTTTTTACAGCAACACTGCAAGGTTTGAAGAACTTTATGTAAAATACGAAAAACGCAAAGACCTGCGTAAGAAAACAATCAGCGCCGAAGAAGTGTTTAAGTCAGGACTACTTAAAGAACGAACAGACACTGGCCGTATCTATCTTGTGTTTATTGACAATGTACAGAGTCAAGGCCCTTTTGATCCTGAGTTCCACACAATCTTCCAGAGCAACCTGTGCTGTGAGATTCTATTGCCTACAGTACCGTTCCAACGCTTAGATGACGACAACGGGCGTATTGCGCTGTGTACCTTGGGTTCGCTGAACTGGGGTGCATTTCGTAATCCCGAAGACATGCGCCGAGCTGCACGTATCCTACATCGTAGCTTAAACAACATTTTGGATTACCAAGATTTCTTAAGCGTACAAAGTAAGTTAAGCAATGACGAAATACGTCCCATCGGCATTGGTATCACTAACTTGGCATATTGGCACGCCAAACGTGGATTAAAATACGGCGAGAAAGAAGCACTAGCCGAAGTCAAATCGTGGATGGAGCATCAGGCATACTACCTAACAGAAGCCACAGTTGAATTGGCTCGGGAACGTGGTCCGTGTCTACACAGTGACAAAACACGCTATGGCCAAGGTACATTTCCTTGGGAACTACGTGCCACAGGCGTCAATGAACTTGCTGACTTTACACCTGAACTCGATTGGGAAACCCTACGTACTCAAATGAAAGAACACGGTGTACGCAATGCCACACAAATGGCCATTGCTCCTGTGGAGTCTAGTTCAGTTGTTATTAACTCAACCAACGGCATTGAGTTGCCTATGAGCTTGATCACAGTTAAAGAATCAAAAGCAGGATCGTTAGTGCAGGTAGTACCAGAATATCAAAAGCTGAAGTCACGGTATCAACTAATGTGGGAACAACAAGACTGCGATGGTTACCTAAAAACCGCAGCAGTGTTAGCAGCTTATGTTGATCAAAGTATTTCAACAAACACTTTTTACAATCCAGCACACTTTGCAGATCGTAAAGTACCAACTACATTGATTGCAAAGAACTTGATGCAGGCACATGTATGGGGATTGAAAACATTCTACTACAGCCTAATCAACAAACAAGGATCCAAGGCTACAGCAGAAGATGTACCAACGATGTTAGAAGCAATTGACTTTGACGACGCAGAAGACTGCGAGGCATGTAAACTTTAAAAGGAAATATAAATGAAAAAATTATTACTAGTACTACTGGCAACAGTGACATTTAGTGTGCAGTCCAAAGATACTGCTGGTATTACAGTGTGCAACGGTGAATATGCTTTGTGTGCGGCCAGCACTTGTAAGCCCACAGGTAAAACAATCACAGGTAACAATGGTGTTCCTTATCCAGAAGTAGTGTGTCGATGTCCTATTCTCAATGGTCATGCCATTGCTGATACCACAGCAGGCAATATGAAAGGATCCTGCGCACCAACGGATAGTAAACACGTATGGAGTTTGTTTGCCCCTAAGGTATATTATCCACAAGAAGCCAGCGGATTCAGCAAGAAACCCGAAGACATGCGAGCAGTGGTGCAAAAGTGTGATGCCAGCTTGAATCTTGGTGCCAAGTCCAGCAACTGTTTTAGTTGGAACTGTGTCAAAGGTGCTGACGGTATAGCTGTATGTTCATGCCCTACTGGTCAAGTTCCGGCAGCAACTACATTCTTAACTGAAGCCGGTCAAGGAAATCCCGACGCCTGTGCGCAATACCCTGTCAGCTTGCCTATACAGAACCCACCTGGTAACTAATAATGTTAGAAACAATATGCGACATAATGGTAGACGCTTACAAGCGTAATTGGATTACCAGTCGTGATGGCAATGTCAGTATACGTCATCACGACCGTGATCACTTTTACATCACACCCAGCGGTGTCCGTAAACAAACTCTACAGCCGGATCAGTTTAAAAAAATCAAAATTGAAAAATGGATTAACAGCGGAGTTGGCTCTGAGGCTTACAATTATTCGTGGCGTGATCTAGAGTACACCGACATAAGTAAAAATTTAATTCCCAGTGGAGAGATACCCTTACATTTTGGTCTGCAGAAAGAAATGGGACAGCACCGGGATGATGTTCGTGTAGTTGTACACGTTCATCCTACCTACTGCATTGCTGCCATGCATGCCGGGATAGATCTTAGCACTATTAGTAATGCATTTCCAGAACTCAATCGTTACACACGAGTTGCACCCAACGTAGGTGATGTGCCTCCCATCAGTCAAGAACTTGCTGATCAAACTTTAGAAAAATTACAGATAGACAGACATGGAAACGTACCATTTGACATCGTTGGTATCAAGGGCCACGGTGTTGTTGCAATTGATACTAGTCCGTGGCGTGCTTACGAACATATTGAACGACTTGAACACATTTGCAAGATTGTGCTGGCGTCGGGTAATTATAAATGAGTAAAGAGAAAAAATAAATGTCAAAACAGCAATATAATCTATACACAAAGACAGACTATCTAAATCGCAAGATGTTTCTGGATCCAGCTGGTCCGGTCACTATTCAACGCTTTGAGGAAGTAAAGTACAATAAGATTGCCAACTTTGAAACCACAGCTCGTGGATTCTATTGGGTACCTGAAGAGATCAGTCTCACCAAGGATGCCGGCGACTTCAAGGATGCTAGTGATGCTGTTAAACACATCTTTACCAGCAATTTGTTACGACAGACAGCCTTGGACAGTTTACAAGGACGTGGCCCAGCACAGGTGTTTACACCTTGTGTGAGTTTGCCTGAGTTAGAAGCTCTAATGTATAACTGGAGCTTTTTTGAAACAAACATTCACAGTCGCAGCTACAGTCATATTATCCGCAACATCTACAACGTGCCCAAGGATGTGTTCAACACAATCCACGACACTGAAGAGATTGTTGGTATGGCAGCGAGTGTAGGCAAGTACTATGACGAGCTGCACAAGATCAATTGCTATAAAGAAATTGATCCGCAAATGGCTGGCGAAGATGCACACATTAAAGCAATTTGGTTGGCACTACATGCCAGCTATGCCTTAGAAGCATTCCGCTTTATGGTTTCATTTGCCACCAGTTTGGCTATGGTTGAAAATCGTATCTTTATCGGCAACGGCAACATCATCAGCCTGATCTTACAAGACGAACTGTTGCATAAAGGTTGGACAGCTTTCTTAATTAATCAAGTTGTTAAAGAAGACCCACGCTTTGCTCGAGTCAAAGCCGAATGCGAAGCTGAAGTATATGAAATATACCGCGATGTTATTCGTGAGGAAAAAGAATGGGCAGTGTACCTATTTAAGAAAGGACCAGTGATTGGTCTCAATGCCAATATCTTAATGGACTTTGTGGACTACACTGCAGTAGACGCACTCAAACAGATCGGTATCAAGTATCAAGGCACAGCACCACGCAGTACACCAATTCCTTGGTTCAACAAGCATACTGATATTCACAAGAAACAGTCAGCTCTGCAAGAAACTGAATCGACTAATTATGTGATTGGTGTTATGAGCGATGAGCTTGATTACAATCAGTTGCCAGCATTATAATTATTGGAAAATTGTCGAATGAAAATTGCAATAGTAGGTGCAGGTATTAGTGGAATTATGGCTGCTTACTATCTGGTTAAAGCTGGGCACAACATCACAGTCATTGATCAAGAAAGATATGCAGCCATGCGCACTAGTTATGCCAACGGCGGCCAAGTGTCTGTATCAAATAGCGAAGTTTGGAACACCTGGAGTAATGTAAAAAAGGGTGTCAAATGGATGTTGCGTAAAGACGCACCCTTGTTGGTCCGACCCAAATTTGAATGGGACAAAATCAAATGGATGACCAAGTTTTTGTACCATACAGTTCGAGGTGATTATGCAACGAATACTGCAGCGACTATTTGCTTGGGACTCGAGTCACGCAAGTTATATCAAGACTTGATCAACAACGAAGGTATTGCAAACTTTGATCAAGCCAAGTGCGGAATCTTGCATTTTTACAAAGATCAACAATACTTTGATGCAGCCATACAAGCAAAAGACTTGTACGAATCAAACGGGTGCGAATGGAGTATCATGGACGCTCAAACTGTTGCTGCTACTGACCCTATGCTCATGGCCAGTGGTGTTGTAGGTGGTGCCTGGACTGCCGGTGACTGGGTTGGCGACATGCATAAATTTTGTCATCAGTTGTGCGAGGTATTAAATGAAAAATATGGTGTTGAATTTCATTATAACTACAAATTAAACGACTTAGAATCTCTGACAATACAGTATGACGCAGTGGTAGTATCAGCCGGAGTTGGTTCAGTTCATTTGGCCAGCAGCATCGGCGATGTATTACCTATCTATCCTATCAAAGGCTACAGTATCACTATCAACAATGTTGATCCAGAATTGTTGCCTCGTACCAGTTTGTTAGATGATCAAGCTAAAATAGTAGCCTCGCCTTTGGGCAATAGACTGCGTGTGGCCGGCACTGCGGAACTTACAGGTGAGAACTATGACATACGCAGAGACAGAATCGAACCTTTGTTGAATTGGGTACATGAAAATTTACCACAAATCAACACAGATGATTATCAATCTTGGGCATGTCTGCGTCCAATGACCCCCGACATGATGCCCATAATACAACAAAGTCAAACAGACTCGCGAGTGTTTTATCATACTGGTCACGGTCATTTGGGATGGACAGTTAGCCCCGCAACAGCAAAACAGTTGACACACTTGATAGAAACTGCTATAATCTAAACTAGGAAATTGATATGTTAACAATATACACAAAAGATAATTGTCCGTTTTGCGATCGAGCAAAAGCACTAATTGAAAGCAAAGGAATTGAATATACTACCATCAATGTAGGTATTCGTACCGAAGCCCGTGAATTTTTAGTGGATCAAGGTTTGCGCAGTGTGCCACAAATTTTCAATGGCGACGCATTATTGCAAGGCGGATATCAGGGTTTGGCATCACAACCTGAAGAATTTTGGACACAACTTAAAGGATAATAATGAACATTGAAAAAGACGAGATTTTGACATTTAAACTGATCACCGGCGAAGAAGTTGTTGCCAAGGTTGTCAGCGTGGTTGATGGTATGATTGTGATCAAGCAGCCGGTTACTTTAGTACCAGGACAGCAAGGACTCCAAATGATGCCCAGCTTGTTCAGTGCCAATTTGGATCGCGATGTCTTGTTGTACGCATCTGGCATTTTAATGACCACAGAAGTGCGTGAAGATGTCAGAGCTGGCTATATCAAAGCAACAACCGGCATTGATGTGCCGGCTAAAAAGTCTATCATTACAGGATAACAAAAAGCCCCTAAGGGGCTTTTTTATTATTTCTTAACAAACAAGAAAAACAATCGGTCTTGGTCTTTCTTCATCAACTCTAATGTAAGTCCGTGTGTTTTGGCCAGTTCGTGGGCTACTTCAAAACTCCAGGGAAATATTTCCACCCACGGACCTTTGTTGGGAGTTTTAACTCCGTCGTGATCTAGCCCGGGATTGGCCCTCATCCACAGTTTACCTCCTGGCTTCAGCAATTCAACAGTCTTTCGAAATCTAATTTCAATGTCATCGCGACTGTTGAAATTGATACTGCCCAATGCAATGACATGGTCAAATGATTCTGGTTCTACATTGTAGTCAAGAATATCAATCATGAAGTCTGCACAATTGTTATAAGGATCAATACCTACTAGATTGGGAATCCTTTCTTTAAATGGATTGTATCCGCAGCCTACATCTAGTACTTTAGCAGGCTTGGTCTTGTTGATTTCGTCAGCGATTCTCCAGCCGGTCCAGTGATACATGTCGGTTCTGGGTTTCCATGCTTCACCAAAAAACCAAGCCAGGTATTGATCGTCGGTGCGATCGACCAGCTGTGCAACAGTGCCTGCAACATCAATTGCGACCCCAAACGTGCCTTCGAGGTCTGATTTGAATTTTTGCTTTTTCACAGGAGTCCACGGCAGAGAATCTAATAATGTGTCTGCCTCTAGCGATTGTCTAATTGCACTGTGTTTGGGTAAATTCCAAGTTTCGTGTAATTTTTTTACAATATGATTAAAAATTTTGCTATTCATAGATTTTTTATAAAAAAGGTAAATAAATTTACAAGACAGCAAAAAATTTTGTGTCTGTGACAATATCTAACTATATATATCATAAATCTTGACAAGGAAAAATAATGAAAAACTTTTTATCTGCTCTCCTGTTGGCAGCGGCAGCAATCGTACCATTTGCTGCTGCAGCTTGGGAACCCATCAAGCCAGTCACAGTGTATGTAGGCAATACTCCCGGGGCCGGCAACGAACTTGCATTTAGAAAATTAGCCGAATTGGTTCAACGCAATAATCCCAAATTTGTATATGTAGTACAAAACATTCCAGGTGCTGACAGTGTTATAGCACAGAACAGATTTCTTGATGCTGCACCAGATGGATACACTGCCAATTTGCCCAGCCATATGAGCACGTATGTCACCAACGATATATGGCAAAAAGATATTAAAAAGTTCAAATACAATGATTTTACTGATGTGCTGACCATGGGCAAAAGTCCACTGGTGTTGGTTGCCAGTCCTCGCAGTATGATAAACACTCCTGAAGATTTTATAACACTGATCTCGACTACTAAAAAACCCATCAGTATTGCAACAGGTGGCGGTGCTCATAGAACTGCATTTGAATATCTCATGTACCGTGGGCAGGGAAACAAAGATCTGGTCAGGCCCATCAGATTCAATGGACCGTTGCCAACTGTTACCAGTGTGGCTGCATTTGATGGCAAATCTGGCACTGAATTTGGAATCATGCCAATTGCAGTTGCCAAGCCGTTGCTGGACGCGGGTAGAGTAAAAGCCATTGGATTTACTGGCAATAGAAAAATGGATCAATATCCCAAGATACCTTTATTAAATACTGTTGCTCCTGGTATCAATGTATATGCTGCTTGGTCCTTGCAGTTGCCACCTAACACCCCCGGTGACATTGTTGATTGGTATCAACGCGAGTTCTCTAAAGCAGTGCGTTCTGCAGAATACAAAGAATGGATGGAAAATCAAGTTGTATTTTATGAAGAATCAGAGTTAAAACCAGAAGGATTACGCAAACACATGAACGAATTGAGAGCCACATTTATACCTGTGTTAGAAACTATTGATTTGACCAAAGAATGAAATACATCTTTATGGCAGGCGCTCCTGGATCCAAATGGTCCAGTGTGAGCAAGAACATTTATTTCAGCCCCGACATTGATCGCACAGATTCTTCGTCTGCACGTGAGTATTGGCACAGTGCCTGGGGAGAACCTTTGTTGATGCACATGGGTGCATATTTTGATCCTGGCATGGAGTTCGGCGACCATTTTGATCGGTTGGATCAATATAGTCGTGAAGAAAACGAACAAGAGTTTGATAGACCGTTTTCTGGAACAGGTGTACGCATCATCAAGAGTCATGTATTTTCACATCACATTGACTATCTAAAGCAGACATGGCCCGACTGCCCTGTAGTGTTAGTAGAGCGAGACGACGATGCTTGCCTAGGGTGGTGGGTCAAATGCGGTCACTTTGGTATTACCTATCCTGACTATGCTGAATACTATCAAAATCTTCCTGTAATGGCTCGTCGCATCTATAATCAAAATCAAGACATACGCTTGGCACGTGAGAGATATTCAGGAAAAACAATCAATTCCAATGTAGTATTGGCAGCTCGTCTATACATTGCTACACCGCCGGAAGAGTATTTTCAAAGGTACGCCGAATATGATATCAAGGTAACATTAATATGAAAAGTTCATGGGACTACACAAAAGCTCAAAGTCAGTATCATTTTGATTCAACCATAATGGATCCGGCATACGATACAGTTATTAGACTGGGTCGTATTTCTCCTACGTGGGATACAGATCTTGCTGATATTGTCAGCAAATCAAAACCGGCAACATGGGCCACTAGAGGATACAAGGGAGAAGGTGTCGAAGTTCCGTCTGCAGATCTCGAAGCCGAACGGCACGATATCGAGCGTGTCGGTGCAGATCCCGACATGATCATCACGCACTTGAACTGGGTTATCCCCGATAGCTTACAAAAGATCAGTGATCTTTTTGGCTTAGATGATTGCATGAACCGCATACATGTACAACGACCTGGGGAAGTTTGGAATTTACACATAGATAAATTACAGAAATGGTGCCCGGAAGACCCCAGCCGTATCATGCGTATTATGATTCAATTAACTGACTGGCAACCTGGTCAATTCTGGGCATACGGCAACTATCATTATAATCAATGGCGTGCCGGTGATGTAACTACCTTCGACTGGGCAAATGTACCACACAGCACAGCCAATACCGGGCACTATCCACGTGTGACATTTCAGATAACTGGTGTACGCACAGCCACGACAGACAAATTCCTCGAAGAATTGCAAAATTTACATTAAACAATTTTGTCGAATGAATGTTTCCACCAGGTTAGGATTGTTGCAATCTAAACAGGTGCCGTCGGACAGCAACACCATGTCGGCATCTATTCTTATTAAATGCTTGGGCGATCCCAGTTTGGATTTATAATTTAGATAATACGTGTCTTGATTTAGCTCGTAGATATACTGCTTTGCTGGCATCTTGTACAAATCATGCCTATCTGGTTTTATTGACTTGGGTCTGTCAGACAAGCTCCACAATTGATATTCGTCGCAATTGAACCACGGCATATAATTTTGTTTATATTGATTGTAGTTTGCAGTGTTTTTGATTGGAAATTGATTGTACCATATCAGCAGATGTTCTACCCAATGAAAATTAAAGTTAATCCACCAAAATAAATCGCCTATAGTAACAACTTCTATTCCTGCTTCGTGAATGTTTTGTGTCAATGAATCGTAGTACTCGACTGCTTGTTCTTTTGACATGTAGTTAGTTAGAAATTCAATAAACTTGCCACTGGTTTCTCTAAGAGATTTTTCCAAAGAACCAGCGCCGTACACTAATTCAAACTCAATAGCAATATTGACTATCCACAACTTATCTGCTGGTTCCCCATCAGTTACAATATATTTGTCAAATACAGATTGTATGTCTTTGTTAGAAAAGTTTTTGAAATTTATAGTTTTTAATTGATATTGTTCTATCACTGAGTGATAAAATATTGGATTTTCAAAGTAACTCTGATTGTTAGCAAAGATTGTGATATTTTTTAGATCTGCTGTATCAAAATGTTTTATTATAGCCGATAATGCCAGGGTACTATCTATTCCGCCTGACCAAAAAATAGCCAGTGGCAGATTTCTTTGCTGCATTGTTTTTTTAATTTCGATAGCTCTAGCGTCAGTTACTTCGCTAAAACTTTTGTTAAAACATTGCATCAATGGAGGACACGATACATAATCTGGATCATGATAAAAATTCCAAATCTTCGTTTTTCCGTATCTGGCACTGGAGATTGATTCACATCCTGGCCAGAATTTTTGGTCAGCTAACAAAAATGTTTTCAGGCGTGCTTGTAGATCAATCGGTAACAAATTATAAAAATCGAAAGAAATTCGCAAAGGCTTCATAACAAGGTCTCGGCTATCTTACACAGTGGTTCAATTTTTTTCTTGGCAGAATTGTATTCGTTGTTTAGATAAATTGTTTGATTGCATATCATTTCTATTTCTTTTATCTGCGTAAACTCGTCAAACGGCAACTTGATCAGATTAGAAAAAATTCTATATTGACAATTTTTAGAAAATTTAAAAAGTTTTAAAACATAATGTGCCAAGAAAGCAAAATTTTGAATTTCAACAAGATCTTTGTTGGGTTTTGATATCAAGTCCCCACATGTGTCAAGCAAGAAATTTTTTTTAGTTATTGGAAAATTAAATTTTGAATCTAGTGATCCAGCGGGCCAGTTGGTGATACTCCACTGGGAACAGCAAATGTTGTCTATTAAATCGATTTGAAAATTTGGAGCGAAGTGTAACGGAACAATCAACAGTCTGATTTTACTAGACAATAAAAACACTGCATGTTCAAACCATTGATAATCGTCGTCTACGCATACCAGTCTATCAACTACAGGACTGTACAATCCATACTGAACAGGCTTTCCGCAGCCCCAGAAAAAATACGTTTGGTCTAGTGTCATTGAGTTTGATAATGTTGTCAGATATTTATTGAGTGCTTTGTTGACACAATAATTTTAAAAATTCGGGTATTTTTTTCCAAATAAATACTTGATATGGCTCACAGATTTGTTGTCGTAATCAATGGTTTACTGCATACGTTTACGGACTTTGCAGCGATACCTGCAGAGATCGATCATGTGATTGAATTTGTACCAGAGATTCCGCCTGAGCCGCATACTGATGAACAGCACCGGGAAATTGATGCCTGGGGTGAGCGTTTTAGTACTTTATTAGAGAGAGAATATGCCAGCAGTGTCAAGAAAGGGTGATGCAGGACTAGTTCATTGCAGCGGTTACACTATTGCACAAGGCTCGCCGGATGTGCGTGTAAATGGCCGTCCAGTTGCTAGAGATGGTGATCTCAGCGACACACACAAAAAACCAGGTGGTAAAAAATGCAGTATACACGCTGCTCCGATTCAAGCCAGCAGGTCAGTGCGTGTAAATGGTCGCCCTATTGCTTGCGTGGGTGATGCGTTGTCGGGTTGCACTCGAATTGCACAAGGCAGCGGCGATGTCTTTGCAGGATAACACATGAGTCCAGGTCCTTTAAGCCCAGTAATGATAATAGCCACGGATGGTTTTTTACAAGACCTAGGTCTGGCCATCAACGGCAATCTAACCATTGCAATCAACAACTATAATGCAACTACAGTGGTTGCATCTTATACAGATGTATTAACCGACGCTGCTATCGCGATAGGTGTTGCCAACAATGAAATAACTCAAAGCACTTTTAGTACTTTGCAAAATCTTGCAGCCAATATTTTGCCTGCTGTGACCAATGCTGTTCCGTCGGCTTACCTGGCCGATTTAGGGCCATTGGGCAATACCTATACCGGCGGATTTTCCGGTGTTGTTGTTGCACAAGCCAATGAGATATTGGGCAGCGGTGATTTGTCGATATTTTCTCAGGTGTATAATATTGCACAGTCCTATGTGACACAGACCAATCAGTACATCAATTCAGTAGTGAATTCCAACATACTAGACAGTACCTTTGTTGACATGGATGCCTTGACTACCGGCAATGTCAGCGAAGCCAACACTGACTTGCCGGCGTTTGGTGCAGACCTGGTCAAACTAGGGCAGACATGGGACTTGTCAAATCTGGACTATCTTGGATCACCGGCTGCCTTGCTGTATCAATTGATAAGGGTAGGCGGTCTGTTGCCCGAAGTGGCTAAAAAATTAACCGATGCCGGACTGTCCAGCACAGATCTAATAGCCTTACGCAACAATGGCGTACCGGTATTGGCCAACATTGATCTTTTGATATACCGAGCCATGCTGACCGTGACTGGAGATTTGCTGGATCAAGTCAAGCTGTTGTTGGATGTGACCACCAGTGGACTTGTTACCATGGCAGATCTGCTGAATCCAGTGAAAACTTTGCCCAACAGCTACACAACATTGACAGTTAATTTTCCCACAGATGATTCTTCTGCTGCAGTGTTTCCTTATGTGTATCTGGAAAATGGCGGAGTCAATACTACTCTTGAACTGTTGTTTGTGGATGACGTTGAATATCAGAATCTGATCCGGGTAATACCACCAGACCAGGCCTTGGCCAACAAGGCCATTGCCAGAAGTCTACAACAGATCAAAAATATCTTTAACTTGACCTTGCCAGAATTTGCAACGGCTGTGGTGGCATTAGAAACCAACACTGGCTTGCCTGCTATCAACACACTGATGCAGCCGGTACCAAATTCGATCCAGGTATCCTTTCTCAGCATGTTGGCAACCGGCACAGGACCCAATGGTACACTGACCTTGTTTGATTTCTTAGGTGTGCTTGCTGGATCACCTTATACCGACGAGTTTAACCAGGCCACTGCAACTCTGACTCAATTACAAAGTGGCGGACAGTTAGATACGCTGACAGATTCGGTGAATGGAGTATACACCATCATGATAAACACACTGAATGGCGACTACACCACTGTGATTGACCCAGGACCGCCGATTGATTTGACAATCACTATTCCGCCGGGCCTGCCAGGCGAAGGCACATATACCAGTTTGGATTTGGCATTTACATCAGGCTTGATTCCAGCTGCTCAAAGTTTAATCGGTAACATTGCCACTGTCAACACATCAGCTGCTGAATCGTTAAATTCCGACTTTGATGTCATGGCTCAGCAGCTGACTTATGAGACCACTAACCTAACCAAAGCTGGTGTAGACTTTGCTGAGCTAACTGGAAACGCAACCACATCCTTGTTGAGTCTGGGAACCAGTTTGCACGATATTGGACTGGACGAAGGTGACGACGGACAAAATGCACTGTTCACAGCCATTGCAGACACCACCAATATCTACGGCCAAGCCGTGATCGCCAGCCTACGCGAAGGCCGAAACATTGCTGCATTAAATGCAGTAGGTATCAATACCGACACTCAAATCCCGTTGTAGCAAAAAAACAACACTTTTGAGCCCTGGAAACAGGGCTTTTTTTGTTGACCAATAATGCTATTTCGGCTATACTAGTTAAACAGTAAACAAACAGGAGTAGATAATGGGCTTGGATTTTGCAGATCTCAGAATTGGGCGTTTATTTCATCTAAACGGCTGCGACTATATCAAACAGTCTACTCGCACTGCGAGGATGCTTAACAACGGACGTGTTTTTTACATCGGCAAGAGCGAGTACATTCTTCCTTTTGCTTACTGATCTTTTGGTTGACCAATAATCCCAGATAGGCTATAATGTTTATACAGTAGAAAAACAGGAGCAGTAAATGACTACAGCAACTTACCAAGCACTAACAGAGCAAGAAAAGCGTGAAGTCCGTATGTTTGGCGTGACTGAAGCGGGCATGCGTGAAGCAATAGAGTCCAGCTCTACTTTTAAGTTTTCGGGCCCTGCAATGGTTGCGGCCGGTATGTTGAGTGATGCACAAGAGATGGTCAGTTATGGCCCGTATGACGGCGACACGCTGGCCAACCTTTTGGAAGACCAGCGTCAGCTGTTGAACCGTGCCAAGTTCGTTTTGTTTGAATACTTCTCAGATCGGAGATAATAATGTCTGAATTTACTTTAGATCAAGTTCGTGCAATCCACCTTGAAGCCACAATGGCCGCAAAGGCAGCCGAACAGAGTTTTATTGCCAAACACGGCGAACCTGGTTACTGTGGTTTTGCTTGGGTTAATGTTCCGGTCAAGGCAAGTACTAAATTAGGCCGTGCTCTTAAAGAAGTAGGTTTCCGTAAGAGCTACTACGGTGGCTTGGACTTGTGGAACCCAGGCGGTAGTTTTACGCAAAGCATGGACATCAAAGAACACGGTGCTGTGGCTTATGCTCGCACTTTGGTGCAGTATGGTATTGATGCCCACATGTCAAGTCGTGCAGACTAATCAAATAAGGAGCTGTTATGACTGTTATCGAACGCATTGCCAATGACATTGCCATGCTTAGTAATCAAAGCCTGCGTGAATTGACCGATGTATTGACTAGGGATTATCCCACTCGTGCCGACGCCTTGGAGCAGGCCATTGCTGTTGCTTGTCGCGAACAAATGACTGAGATTTATCGAGAGTTGGGAATTGATGATGTTGAATAGCATTTTAAAATGGACAGCCACAGTGATTCTGATCATTGGCACTGGCGTTAATAGCCTGGGCTATTACCCCCAAGGTCCCTTGCTGTTGTTGCTGGGTGGCCTAATGTGGCTAGCAGTCAGCATACGGTGGCGTGAACCTGCACTAATTGTGACCAATGGTGTGATGAATTTGGTTGCCATTGCAGGATTAGCCATACACTTTTACGGTTAAGGAAGTAACATGTGGAATTGTATCTTTGGATTGATTGTGTCTGCGGTATTTGCTGTTGTGGCATGGAACCTTTGGCCCATGATGACACGCGGCGAAGGACGTTATTACAACTGCAGTCTAGCGGAAATACACCCAGATTATCCGACTGCTGTGCGCGAACAATGTAGGAAGTTAAACAAATGATAAATCAACATGTAATTTTATTGCTACTGACAGCACTTGCAGTCAAGCATTGGTTGTGTGATTTTGTATTGCAAACATCGCATCAAGTTGCAACCAAAGGACAGTACGGTTCACTAGGCGGTATCAGTCATGCACTAACACACGGTGTTGGCACAGCCGTGGTGTTGGCTTTGTTTTTATTTGGCAGATTTGACATATATGAGATTGCTTTTTTGGCCGGCATGGATGCAGTATTTCACTATCACATTGACTGGTTTAAACAGCGAATGACACAGGGCATGATCCCAGCACATCCTAAGTTTTGGACATGGCTAGGCTTTGATCAACTGTTACACACCCTCACTTACATCGTAATCATTGCGCTGATTCACTAATCATCTGGGCTTAAATAAATGACAACAACAATCGACATTGATTCCGCAAAGTTTAATGGATTAACCATGGCAGCAGATTGGATACAGGACTTAGAATCGAGCGACAGCAGACTACACAAAGAATCTGTGATTGAAAAAGCATTGATAGCTGCAAAGTTAGGTAGCACCAGTGCTCAATGCTTTTTATACAACTGCTATCAAGCCTACAATCCTTTTTATGTGTTTGGTGTTCGCCAAGTGCCCGAGACCCAAGGGCTAGTTGGCCTGGCCAATCCATGGCCCCGATTCTGGGCCTTGTTAGAAAGCCTGCGTACTCGCAGCGTCACTGGGCATTCAGCCAGGGATGCCATTACAGAAGTCAGCCAGCTGTTTGATTCCGAAGAATGGAATCGAATGTGTCGCCGTGTGATCATCAAGGATCTGCGCTGTGGCATCAGCGATAAGACTCTAAACAAAGTGCTGGGCAAGACTGAGTGGAAGATTCCTACCTTTACTTGTCAGCTGGCACAAGACAGCAACGATCATCCGGCCAAGCTGAAAGGTCGCAAACGCTTGGAAGTCAAGCTAGATGGTGTGCGTGTGATTGCTATCTGCTACAAGGAAGGCGGGGTCAACTTGTTTAGCCGCAATGGCAAGCCGTTCACTAACTTTCCGCACATCGAAGAACAGTTGGGATCAATCTCACGTAAACTCAGTACTGCGGCGTTTGGGCAGTATACGGACTTTGTGTTGGATGGCGAAATCATAGGTGAAAGCTTTCAGGCACTTATGAAGCAGGCACAACGCAAGACCAATGTCGATGCCAGCGACAGCAAGTACTTTGTATTTGATGTCATGCCCAAGGCCGCCTTCTTTGAAGGACACTATAATGCACAGCAGTACAAACGCATTGATACCTTACACCATATGTTCAATTCAGTAGATGACTCAACCCAAGCACCTGACGTACAGATCACTCCTGGCATCGAAGTGGACTTGGATACTGCTGAAGGGCATGACATCATGCGTCGCTATGCCGAAGATGCAGTAGCAGATGGGTTCGAAGGCATCATGATCAAAGATCAAGACGCACCATATGAATGTAAGCGTAGCAGTTTCTGGATGAAGTGGAAGCCCGTTATTACTGTAGACTTGAATATTGTTGGTTTTGAAGAAGGTACCGGTAAGAACCTAGGTCGTTTGGGTGCAATCGTTTGTGAAGGAACAGACAATGATAGACGTATTAATGTTAATGTTGGCAGTGGGCTCACTGATAGTGATCGCGATAGTTTCTGGGCAGATCGTGATCAGTTACTTGGTCGAGTGGTTGAAGTCAAAGCTGATGCGGTGACACAAAATCAAGACGGAACGTACAGCTTGCGTTTCCCACGCTTTGAACGATTTCGTGATGCACTAACCGGAGAGAAAGAATGAATGAACTAATACAAAAACTAGCAGAGGATGCTGGACTTGATGCTAGAACTATGGGATTTGAGAACAACCATACCGCTCAATGGAATGCTAGAGTGACCAAACTTGCCCAGTTGACTGTTAAGGAATGTGCTAACTTCTTGAAAGACACACTAGATGATCATTATGCGGCAGAACAGTTAGAAGAACATTTCGGAGTTGAAGAATGAACGAACGAATTGAACAACTTGCTGGCCAGTTAGGTCCTGTTGCAACAATTGGTGATTGGGGCAGAGTTGAATGGGCAGATAACGTATATCCACAATTGGGTGATAAGATGTATGCGGCTGTTGACCTGGCAAAGTTCGCCGAGTTGATTGTTCGAGAATGTGTGGACATTGTTAAACACAACATATATGAACCCGACTATCGTGGGGGTAGTCAGATTCTAGAATCATTTGAAAATTATCAAGCAAATCGTCGAGCAGAAGATATTCTCAATCAGATTAAACAACATTTCGGAGTTGAAGAATGAGTCTAAAAGACATTACTAAAGACCTCCATCACGAGGCAGAAACAACAACATTTGCTAAGATGTTACTCAGCGGCAAGATTGGTCGAGAAGATTACAAAAACTACCTGTATAACTTACTGGCAATCTATGATCCTATTGAATGGTATTGCAAACGGCAAGGCTTTCTTGACACAATGCCGGGCCTTCCTCGCTTGAAAGGTATTTTAGCAGATTTCTTGGAGTTAGATGACGGCACCTATTGTTATCTAACTCCTGCTACCTTAGAGTATCAAGCCTATCTACACCAGCTAGGAAATGATGCAGACCGCAAACAGTTAGTCAAAGCTCATTTGTATTGCAGACACATGGGAGACCTGTTTGGTGGACAGATTATCAAGAAGCAAGTGGCACACATCAGCAGTGGCAAGTTTTATGACTTTGAAAATGGCGATGTTATGAAGACAGCCATTCGCCAGACACTTACAGACGACCTGGGCGACGAGGCTCGTGTGGCATTTGAGTATGCTATTAAAATGATGCGAGACCTACACCATGGAGAGTAATGTATGGAACACGCTGATTAAAATCGAACAACAGCTGGAAGCTGCATTTTATGCTTCTGGCAGTATCATCCAAGAACCCGGCATGGATCGATTCAATCAACCAGGCTGGATCAACAAAGTGTGGACCAGCAGTCAGTATCGTCGGGCACACATTGATGTGGTAGACGCTCGAGAAACACGAGGACTGTGGATGATGCACTGTTGCGTATTTCCTCACTTGGACAATCCTGCACCTATTTTTGGATTTGATGTCATAGCCGGCAAGAACAAGATTACCGGCTGTTTTATAGACTACAGCCCAGCTGGCGATATTGATCATGCTATGATTGAATATTTTGGTAAAGAAGTGAGCCGATACGAGTGGAACAAGAAGCGAGTCTTACCAGAATGGGCACAGCGTATTTTTAGTCCGCACATGGTTGCAGCCGGCAATGTCAGTGACGAAACTGAGCTGAATCAAATCGCTAGTTTGGCAGGTATATTGGTCGATCATTATATCAAATGCGTAGGCGAAACAAGCGGCACTGTCGAAAACACTCGAGATTCTCAGAACTTCTATGCACAAAATCAAAAGCAAAATCCACATACTCCAAAAGTAATGGTTAGTCTTGGGCTTAGTGAAGAAGATGTACAACTGTTTATACAAGAATGTTTGTTTCCTGAAATACAATAAACATTACGAAGTTCCACACAGTTAACGGAGTTGAAGAATGAGCAAGCAAATTGAAGATATGACCGACAAAGATATAAAAGACTATCTTGAGTCGGATAGAGGTAGAGCGGCACAGCGTAGTGGATTTGATCAAGGTTTAAATGCCATTATGGAATGTTTACGTCGCAATCAAGAACAAAGTTCGAAATCTTTGGGGTCAAAGAATGAATAAACCCTTGGTCAAAAGAAGTCTGGCAGAGTTAGACACTGTAATAGAGGAAATCATACAGCGTAACCCCGAATGGTACAAAGAAATTCAACAATTAATCGAGGAGTCGAAGAATGAAAGATAAAATTTTTGGATGGCTAGATCGAAATCAGCAGGCAATTGGATATACTATCGGTGGGTTGAATATAGCCAATAGTGTAATGTACTTCTTGCAAGGGCAACCGGTTGCAGGAATTTTGTTCTTGATGATTGGTATTCCCATCATCTTACTTACTTACGGAGTCAACAAATGATCACAATGAAAGAATGGATGGAATTGGTTGATTATAAAATCACCGAAGGCAGTGATTATGGTTGGTCCTGCTACGGATCAAACAGCTACACACTAGATTCATGGAATGGTGTTTACGGCACAGGTGGATATAGTTTTAGCATTGTGTTTAGTACCAAGACACAAAAGGTCTACGAAGTCAGTGTGTGCGACTATACCAACGATCGTGCTTATCGTATGATCAATCCTAAAAATGTTGAAAAGCATCGTAAAGAAGCAGAATCCAAAACTGTTCTGGCTAGTCAAGCATGGGACGATGTCGACTATGTAGATTTAGAAGTGGTCGATGACTTTATCCAAAAATGTCAAGCTATCAAGTTGGGACAAGAATATGATACTCGTGTATCTATTCCGGTTACCTTTTCAGATGAGGACCTGTTGACGTATATGAAACTAGCACATGAAAAAGATATTACCTTCAATCAATTAATTGAACAGGCACTAATTGCAGCAATTGAAAAGTATTCTCCTGATTTAATCGATAGTACAACAACAGAGTAATCACCGGATGTAACAATGACATCAACACCAGCACCAAAAGTTGAATACGATGGTTACTACTTGATTGACGTGGTGGCCCGTGACGGATTTCGTCTAACTATTCCGTCACGTGGCTATAACCTGAAGTCTTGGTTGAATTTTGAAAAAAGCCTAGGTTCAACAGTTGAGTATCGTGCTGTGAGTGAACAGGAATGGACACGCTTGCACTGGACACAAACTCCTTACGAAGAGGACAGTGCAGGTTTCGCCATTTTGGCAAGAAAGGCAGCAAAGCAAGTAACAGAAAAGGCTGCTGCCAAAACCAAGCCTGCTTACCCAGCCGACGATGGTCCACTTACGGCCAAACAACTAAAACAGATCAAAAAATCAGCGGCCAAACCTGCGGTAAAAAAAGCAAATAAAAAACCAGTAAAGAAAATCGCACCCAAGCGATCGCCTGCTAAAAAATAACACACACTTTAACCAAAAGCCACCGTGAGGTGGCTTTTTTGTGCTATAATAAACAGGTAGAGTCGGAGTACAATCGGCACTCACGTATTGGGAAAAACAACATGCAGTGGGTTGTTGGCCCCGTGGCAAATACGATGTAGTTTGGTTGTTGCCAAGGGTGTGGCACTGTCCGGTTTGAGACCAGACTTGAAAAAGATCTCAAACAAAATCAACTGTTGGTTGAGGTATGCACACATACGGAAGTCACAGTGTAAAGTATGCAGTTAGTACATCTAAATGGAGACCTCTTTTATATGTCGATATCACTGGAACCACTTAAAATAACGGCTCCAGCTCTACACCGATTTTGGTTCACGCTGTCCACTGTAGACCAATGGTATGCTGTCATGCACGAATGTCGAAATCTGTACGGTCTCAACTGGCGTACTCAACGTCATGTCTTGAAAGGATTTCGCAAGGTATCCAGTTACAGTCCTGTCATACAACGTTGGATGAAAGAGCATTGTCCACAAACAGTGTGGTTTGACGTGCCGGATCCGCAGTTTGCTACCTGGGTAGCTGTCAAGTTTAGTATACAAGTAGCCAGTGAAATCAAACACAATAACGGTAAATAATTCACTATGTTCTTAACCTATCTCATGTTGGCTGTGGCCTTGTGCCTCAGTGCTGTAGCTGCATTTTACTCTATTGTTGGGCTCACAGCCATTTTCGCTGCATCGGTAATTTCGGTAGTGATTATGGGATCAATCTTAGAAGTGGCCAAACTGGTGATCACAGTATGGCTGCACGAATACTGGCAGCAGGTCAAGATTACAATGAAACTGTATCTGGTGCCGGCCGTGGTTATCCTGATGTTTATCACCAGCATGGGCATTTTTGGATTCTTAAGCAAGGCACATATCGAACAAGTGGGTGTGGGCCAAGAAAATGCTGCACAGTTACAACGCATTGATGCAGAACTAAAACGTCAAACTGACGTGGTCGAAAAGGCCGAAGCTCGTGCCCGTACTTTAGAAACTTCAGGCACAGGTGCTGACGCCAATGTCAACAGTCAGATCCGCACAGAGCAGTCACGCATAGATGCTGCCTTGGCTCGAGTGCAGCCGGCCATTGATGAACAAAACAAAATCATTGATGCACAAACTCGAATATATCAAGATCAGATCAATAAGATAGACCAACAATCGGCACAGTTGCAGAAGTTTATAGATGACAAAGAAATCAACAAGGCACAGGCCTTGGTAGGCACAGCAGTGGATGGTAATTGGGGACCTGGCACTGCAGCGGCAGTGCGCACGTGGCAAGGTGCCCGGGCAAGAGAACGATCAGAAGCTGTTGTTAAACTGGAACAGGCCAATGACAATCCTGTTATACGAGCTGCCAGAGAAGAAATTGCCCGTGTGCGACGCACAGTAGAAACCCAAGTGGCAGAATCAAATCGTTTGATTGATCGCTTGCGTAATCAATTGGGCAAGGGTGATACTGCCAGCGTAGAAACTTTGGTAAACGAACAACAAGATCGTATTCGAAGTGCTACTACAGAAATAGAAACTCTCACCAGAAAAAAATACGATTTGCAAGCAGAGTATCGCAAGTTGGAAGTTGAAGTAGGTCCTATCAAATACATTGCAGAACTTATCTACGGAGAGTCCACAGACACCAACCTGCTGGAAAAAGCAGTGCGTTGGGTTATCATATTGATCGTGGCTGTGTTTGATCCCTTGGCTGTGATGATGTTGTTGGCAGCCACAGAAAGCATGGCTTGGATCCGACAGCGATCTCCAAAACACAAAAACAAACTGAACCATGCTGCATCTGCAGATACTGTGCCCGCAGTGTCATGGACAAAATTTTATTCTTGGCCGATCTCACCAGCAGTAAATCAGCAACCTATTACAGACACAGCAGAAAAAAAAACTGATCAAAGTCTAGACGAAGAAGACGATGTCAATGAGCCTGCTTCAGTTAAGGAAGCCAAAAAAAATTGGAAAGCAGATCATCCGGGACACACACTAAAAGAGCAAAAACGTTTGTTGGCAACCGGAGCAATTGATAAATTGCCCTGGGAAGAATATTTGGTACCCTTGGTCGAAGCCGACAATGATGTCAGATTTGGTAATCAATGGCCTGAAAATTCTGCCAAAGGTGCCATGTTCTTGAATACCAACCACTACCCTACCAAGCTGTTTAAATACAATGGATCCAAGTGGATCGAAGTCGACAAAAATCTTTCCGACAACTATGTTTATAACGATGCCTATATCAATTACTTGATGGACAAGATCAGCACCGGCGAATACGACATTGACATGTTGTCGGACGCCGAACGAATTCAGATTGAAACAAGACTCAAATAGGAAACACAATGACAAACGCAATCAAACATGTCTGTAGTTTTTGCGGTAAGAAGAAAGAAGAAGTAAAAAAACTCATTGTCAGCGACGATGTTGCTATTTGTAATGAATGTGTAGAATTTTGTGAAACACTGTTGAAAGAAGATGCTGTAGCAGATTCAGTTGACACAAAGATCGTACCGAACGCAGACCCCATGCAGTTGAAAAAATTCATTGATCAATATGTGATTGGACAAGATCAAGGCAAGATCATATTGAGTGTGGCAATTATAAATCATTATAAACGAGTGCTTGGTATTAAAAATATTGCCAGTGCTGATAGAGACTTGGAAATAGCCAAGGCCAATATTTTAATGATTGGCCCCAGTGGTTCCGGAAAAACCTTGTTGGCCAAGACAGTGGCACGATACCTTGATGTGCCGTTTGTGATCGCTGACGCTACTAGCATTACTGAAGCAGGCTATGTTGGTGACGATGTTGAATCTTTGATAGCAAGACTGTATGCTGCCAGTGGCAACAGCATTGAAAAAACACAACGCGGTATCATTTACATTGATGAAATTGACAAGATTGCTCGCAAAAGCGAAAGCAGCAGCATCACTAGAGACGTCAGTGGTGAAGGAGTACAGCAGGCCCTGCTGAAGTTGGTAGAAGGCACTGTTTGTCGAGTACCTCCGAGCGGCGGTAGAAAGCATCCAGGCGGCGAAATGATCGAAGTAGATACCACAGATATTTTGTTCATTGCCGGCGGCGCATTTGTCGGTCTAGACAACATAATCAAAACTCGAACACAAGGAACTGCCATTGGGTTCGGATCAAAACTTGATGTGGCCAAGCAAGACATGTTGGGAAAAGTTACTCCGGATGACTTGGTAAAATTTGGGATGATTCCAGAATTTATAGGACGATTTCCCGGCTTGGTTTGTTTGAATATCTTGGAACGGGCTGACCTTAGAAATATTCTTACTCAAAGCAAAAACAATTTGATACAGCAGTATCACTGGCTGTTTGAACAAGATCAAGTAGAACTAGAATTTACTGCAGATGCTGTTGATGTGGTAGTTGATCGTGCCATGGACTCTGGCACCGGTGCTCGTGCCCTACACGCTGAATTAGAAAGCATCCTAATGCCTCACATGTTTCATTTAAAACAGTATCAACGGGATAAAATTAATCGTGTAGTGATCGATAAAACCCAGGTAAATAATCCTACCGTACTTGAAAGGAAAATAGATTGAAATTACTAGGAAGAACTGTGATCGTCAACGACGAAAACATCGAACGTGCCCTGCGCAAGTTCAAGAAGAAGATCGGCGAGTCAGGTCTGTTGTTAGAACTGCGCGAACGTGAAACCTTTGTTAAACCAACCACACGAAAAAAAGTCAAAGCAGCACAGGCCAAGAGTCGCTGGAAAAAGTACCTGCGCAGCCAAGAACTTCCCAAAAAAATGTACTGATGTTGATTGAGTTCTACTTGCCAGCTGAACGCGGTGGATTTTTGCCTATGCATGCTGCACGTCGAATATCGCAAGAAATTGCCAAGTGGGCCGAGCGCCACAACATAACTTATCAAGAAAAAACTGTCAAATTGATTCATCGGATTTGCTTCGACGATGATCGTTATTATGTGCTTTTTAAACTGACCTGGAATCCACCATCTAATGCTGATTGGTGGCATAATTTCCGAATTATTGCAGACCGAGAACGTGATCAACCATTATGATTGTTTTACGATTGTGATCGTGCTATAATAAATAAACGTACAAGATGCCTAACGGGTCTTGTTACATAGTCAAACTTGCTTAATAGGAGAACAACATGACTAGAATTACATCACTAGACCTTACCCCTTTTTACCGCAATTCTGTTGGAGTAGATCGTTTGTTTGATCGCATCACCAAACAGTTGGATGGAACCACAAACAACAATTACCCTCCCTACGACATTGTCAAGACCGGCAACGAAACTTACGAAATTCGGTTAGCGGTGGCTGGCTTTCGACCCGGTGAGATTGATATTGAATTTCACGAAGGTTCTTTAACTGTGCGTAGCAATCGACAGGAGCAGTTGGAAGTAGAGTATCTGCATCATGGCATCAGCAACCGCGATTTTGTACGCAGTTGGACCTTGGGTGAATATGTGGAAGTCCAGGAAGCCAACTTCCAAGATGGCATCTTGACCATTGGATTGGAGCGCATTGTTCCTGAGTCACAAAAGCCCAGAAAGATTGCTATCAACAACCAGATCCCAACGTTAGACAATTCAATCAAATAACCTCAACAGTAAACAAGGCTGCATCCTGCAGCCTTGTGTCACACAAGGACCAGCATGTCACAAATTGAAACCAAAAGCAAAATCAGCGTCAAGTTAAAAGAGCCTCCCATGTATAAGATTATCTACATGAATGACGATCAAACTTCGATTGAATTTGTAATCGGCAGCTTGATTGAATACTTCGAGTATGATGCAGTCACAGCCGAAAAAATTACCATGGATATACACGGCGCCGGTTCTGCAGTGGTAGCAGTCTTACCTTATGAATTAGCCGAGCAAAAAGGTATTGAAATCACAGTCAGCGCACGAAGCGAAGGCTATCCTTTGCAAATCAAACTGGAACCGGACGTGGCATGAACATAATGTTCGGTGATTCCTTAACAGACGACATCAAAAACAGGTATACTGTTTTGCAGCTGGACACATTTTATTTTGCTGAGATTGATCAAACTCGTGTAGCCTACTGTCTAATAGAAACTGTGCCGATTACAGAAATGATAAGAATAGACAAAGATATTGAATTGCACAACAATGTGTTACGCAACTATGCCTTGAAGAATTGGAATTACTGTATTGATGCTATCGAACATCTCAAAGGACGCTGGAATGGAGAGCTGGATAGTTTTTACGATTCCATCTTGCAACGTGTGGACAAACTGCGCGACACAGAATTAGACGACAGCTGGGCCGGCATTATTGTTCGCGAGTAATTCGCCGAGCCAGTCGCTGCTGTCGATAAAGTGGTACTAGAGGTGTGGTTGGGGAAAGTACAAGTTTGGTTTTAAGTTGTTGTTTTTTTTCTCGACGTTGTTGCCACCACATATCTAAATCTAATTCTCCTGCGTGAGTAAAAAATGCTGCAGCAACATTTCTTTCTAGTTCATCGACTACTTGCTGATGAAATTCTGGAGAAAAAAATCTTTTGCGATTTAATTCGGCAATGGATCTCAATATTTGTATCAAACTATCGAACTGTTTTTTTGGTAATGATGCAATACGCCGCATTTCTGACACAATAGCAGCCAGTCGCTCTTGAGCATCTTGTATGTCGTCATAACTTTCGTTTATATAACCAGCAAACGTATGGAATCCGTAGGATCTTAATAGTTTTAAACTGCCTGGCCCGGCTGCTAAAATAAAAGGATGCCCGCATGCAATTGGCCTTAAGATTTTTTCTGTTAAATGTATTCTGTTGTCAAACACAGTTTCCAATACCACGCTAATTGTCGTGTTATTGAAATCTTCTGAATTGTAAACAGCACTGGATTCTGCTCCGTGATCTGCACCGTCAAAAGATTGTGTTTGGCACTGATCTGATATTCTATTATGAGATACCAAATTCAAGAAATCTTTACGATATTGCCTTGATCCTGTGGTATCTCGACAATAAGAGAGAAATATTTTTTTTGATGTGCTTACTGGTGTCAAGGACAGATCATATTCAGCATAGCGATACCAATCTCTGGCTATAACAGCATGACTCCACCAATATGCACCGCAAAATCGACCTGTATCTTCGTAAAGTTTTAGCTCTGATGAATTAAGTTCTGAATGTAACAATATCCAGCTTTTTTGAAGAGAGTACGGAAGAGCTAGTCGTAAATTGATATTTTTAAAACTGTCAAGCAACAGAGATCCGTTTTTATTTTGCCAGTATTGAAAAATTTTATTAACATATTTGGAATCCTTGTGATATAAAGAATAATTAAGTGGTTCTTGATCGTGACAAAGAATCGTGGGCTGAATTAGAGAAACTCGATCGAGTTCCATGGCAGCGGAATATTTAAGAGGCAATTTAGATCGGTCCTCAATGGATATTCCCTTAGGTCCGTCTAGCCACTGATTATCAATTTGATAAAAGATTGCATTTTCGATAGCTCGTTCGCCCCAGGGATAAAAATACAAAAGAAAGTATTTATTTTTTGTAACTTGGTGAACAAAGTCGTATAAATTATGTACAGGCACTGTCATTTGGAGATGTTATGAATATTGGTTTTATTGGATTAGGAAAACTCGGTCTAGACTGCGCAGAGGTGTTTGCAGAAAAGCACACAGTGAGAGGTTATGATATTTACCCAAGACTCAGCGACCAGGTAAAAGTTTCGTCGGCTGAAGAAACTATCAACCTCAGTGACTGGATCTTTATAGCTGTTCCTACCCCACATGCCGAAGGATATGACGGATCTGTACCTAGTAGTCACATGACTCCGCGAGACTTTGGGCATGATGCAGTACTCGACGCCATTGCGTTGATTAATCAGCATGCTACTTCACCCAAAAAGGTTGTGTTGATTTCCACTGTGCTGCCCGGTACAACACGGCGTAAGTTTGTAACAGAATTAGACTCTAAACACAAATTTTTATATAATCCTTACTTGATTGCCATGGGTTCGGTTAAATGGGACATGGTCAACCCAGAAATGATCATGATCGGAACCGAAGATGGAAACCCTACGGCCTTAGCCGGTGAGTTAATTGACTTGTACAAAACCATCATGCAGAATAATCCACGCTACGAGATTGGTACCTGGGACGAATGCGAAGCCATCAAAATTTTCTACAACACTTTCATCAGTGCCAAAGTGGGCCTGGCCAACATGATACAAGATTTTGCTATCCGAATTGGCAATATCAATGTAGATGTAGTTACCAATGCCTTGGCCAAAAGCACCATGCGAATCATGGGACCTAAATACATGACCGCCGGCATGGGCGATTCTGGTGCTTGCCATCCCAGAGACAACATTGCTCTGCGTTGGCTAGCACAAGAATACAATATCGGATACGATTTATTTGATACAATCATGCATGCTCGTGAAATACAAGCTAAAAACATGGCACAGTATCTATTGGATTTGTCCGAATATCATGCCTTGCCTATTGTCATACATGGAAAAGCCTACAAGCCTGATGTTCCTTACTGCATTGGAAGTTATTCAACCTTGGTTGGATACTATGTTGTAGAAGGCGGCCGAGACATTACCTATGTGGATCCTTTGGCAGACGATACTCAACATGTTGCAGCACCTGAATTAATCAAATGGCCTGCTGTGGTTTTGATGGCACACAATCGTTATATCACCTACGGTTATACAGGCCAAGCAGGCGAAGACACATTTTACTTTGACATCAAACCTGGTTCTGTGGTGGTTGATCCTTGGAGACGTTTGCCCAAAGACATGCCCGGAGTCAAGGAGGTCGTACACTATGGCAATACCAGACAAGTTTAAGTGGTCCAACGGCTGGATAACAAACACGTGGTGGGGATCGTCACACAGAGACTTGCCTTACGTCAACGAACCTTTTAACGATCCTGTTAGTTTAGCTCAATGGCAGGAACTGGGTTATACACAGACAAGATTCACCGGCGACATGTATGATATGCGTAAACCAGAACCTGCTTGGATTGCACCTTTCCGGCAACACTTCCCATGGCAACACTTTAGCTGGAGCGTGTATCGTATGGGGCCTGGTACAGTATTACCTAACCATGCTGACACTTATGCTCGATTCCGCGAGATTTACAGTATACAAGACCCTGCTACAATATTTAGAGCTGTTGTATTTTTAGAAAACTGGCAGTCAGGGCATTACTTTGAAATCGACGGTGAACCAGAAACTGAATGGCCGGCAGGCGAATACGTAGTATGGCGCAATGCCGTCGAGCATTTAGCAGCCAACGTTGGCACAACAGATCGTTATACATTACAAATTACAGGCGTACCAGATGAAAATATCTTCGTGGAATGAGTGGGATACACTGCGTGAAATAATAGTAGGAACAGCTACCAACGCCAATTGGCCACAGCACGATCCTGTATTTCGTGCCGAAGAAAAAACTACATTATGGAAAGATACTCCGTTGCCTGCAGGCCCAGTACCGCAATGGATTGTAGATGAAACAAATGAAGATCTGTCAGGACTATGCGATATTCTGCTGACTGCAGGAGTAACAGTACATCGTCCCACCGACATGGATTTTATTGCACTAGATGGTATGTATAACTATTGTCCTAGAGATCGCTTGTTGATTGCCGGCGATGTTGTTGTTGATACCAATATGCATTATCCATGTCGCAATATAGAAACACAAGCATTGCAGGCAGTCATGCAAAACAACCAAGTTTTGGAGATGCCCAAAGAATCAGACTTTGTATTAGACGCAGCCAATATCTGCAGACTCAACGATACTTTGCTGTACTTGGAAAGTGCCAGTGGTAATCGAGCAGCAGCAGTATGGTTAGATACACACTTGCCAAATTGGAAAGTAGAAACTTGTAATTTCTATGCAGGTGTGCATATTGATTCTACTGTAGTCCCACTTAGAGAAGGTCTTGTGTTGTTGAATGGCACCAGAGTCAATGCAGCCAACTGCCCGCAGGTATTTAAAACCTGGGATAAGATTTACGTTGATCAAGTGGTACCGCAAAGTTTTTATCAGTACCCTTATGCCAGTAAATGGATTGCTATGAACATGTTGGTCGTAGATCCGCATACTGTAATTGTAGATCGAAAACAACCCGAACTAATACGCAAACTAGAGCAATGGAGTTTTACTGTGATTCCGCACGAATTAAGACACAGCCGTACATTAGGTGGCGGATTTCATTGTGTTACATTGGACACATGGAGACAAGAGTGAACATCAGCTGGGTCATTGCCGAAGGATATCAATTTGATCCCACCATCAATTTAGATACAATTAAGAATGTTGGTCCAATTTGGGGCAGTTGGACCACTTGGCGTGGATGCGGCACTGACAATGTTATTTGCAACAATAAACCCAAGGCCATAGAACTCATTGATCGCAAGTTTAACGAAGGCTGTAACTTTTATGTGTCCAATTCCTTATACCACGAATTAGATAAACCTGACAGGGTACAACGATACGGTGGATCATTTCAACACGACATGCAACACACCGACGACATCGTAGCACTACATTTGGCCAATACCAGTGCTGATATCATATTGATGCTGGGATTTGATTTAATTTCGATTGATACAAATAACCGACACTATTACGGACATGTGCTGAGCGTGATCAAACAGCACCCTGATACACAATGGGTCTTGGTTGATCATCCCAAAGACCTTTATAAAAACTTTCAAGACCTCTCCAATCTCACTTGCGACTCTTTAGGAAATGTGCTACAATTACTAGCACAATGAAGAACGCTTCCGAACTACATTCTAAATATATTAGTGACCAACAAGTTGCTGTTAAGATGGTAAAGTATTGCCGACAAAATTTTGGTAATCGTGGAGGTCGTTGGGACTTCGAAGGATCGCGCAACATACGATTTCGATTTACAGAAAGCAAAGATCGCACATGGTTTTATTTTATTTTTGCACATGACTTAAAGGATCCCCATGAAGGGTAAAGTAGGTTTCTGTTGTAAATGGATCGATCACCCAGCGGAATGTGCTGGCCGTAAACCCACTAGCGAAAGCCGAGACCTAAATGGTCGCAGTACCACCATGCGTTGGCTACGTGAACACAAAAACGAAGCAGAACAGCGTCAGTGGGACATTATGAATCACAATACTGCCGCTGCCTTGCGCATGGTTGAACGAGTAGGTAGTTTGCCTGAACACCTGCGTATGGTTCGCCTGGGCAGCGAAATGCTGCAAGGCTACACCGAACCTGACTGGATTGCGTGGTGGCAACAGGCCGATGTACAACGACACTTGGAACAGATATTTGCACCCATTGGCGAACGAGCAAGACAGTTGGGAGTGAGACTGAGTTTTCACCCCGGACAGTTTTGTGTCCTAGCTAGTGTGAACGAAAATATTGTTGAACGATCTATAGAGGAGTTTGAGTATCATGCAGACATGGCTAGATGGATGGGATATGGTAAAAGTTTCCAAGATTTTAAAATCAACGTACACATCAGCGGGCGTCAAGGTCCCGAGGGTGTTAGGCGTGTCCTGGATCGCCTCTCCCCGGAAGCTAGGAATACTATTACAATCGAAAACGAAGAAAATTCATGGGGGTTAGATGATTGTCTCAGTCTTGGTGATGTTGTTCCCATTGTTTTGGATATTCACCACCATTGGTGTCGAGAGGGAGAGTATCTTGACCCGAATTCGGATCGCGTTAAGCGTGTATTGGATTCCTGGCGCGGTGTACGTCCTGCTATGCATTACAGCGTTAGTCGCGAAGATGTATTGGTAGGACACGATCCGAATACACTACCGGACATGCCTGCGTTATTGGCTGCAGGATACAAGAAGCAGAAACTTCGTGCGCATTCGGATTTTTATTGGAATCAGGCTGTAAATGAATGGGTCGCAGGATTTACAGATAACTTCGATATTCAATGTGAATCAAAAGGGAAGAATCTCGCCCGCGACCAGTTTGTTGCAGCAATTAGTTAGGTGTGGGTTTTTTAGCAGCTGGCTTTCGAGCAGCTGGCTTTTTAGCAGCAGCAGATTTCTTAGTCGCAGGAGCTGCAGACTGTTTAGCCTCTGATGCAGGAGCCGAAGACCGTTCTGTAACTTCTGCTACAGGTGTTTCCACTTTGTAAGGCGCCTGCGGTTCTGCTGCATCTGCTTTTTTTCCAGCGAAAAATTCTTTAATTGCTTTAAACATGTAAATCTCCTTGATGTAATATTTATTAACTAATTGTTATGCCGGTGCAAATATTGCCAAAACATCCAATAAAAACATTAAATTGTTGCTTTGCAGCATAAATAAGTGTACAATAGAACTACACCATTTAAAGGAAAACATAATGTTCACATTCGAAACTTTAGTAGACACTTACGCAAAAAACGCAAAAGCAGCCATTGCTTACGTACAACCAGACGCAGTTAAAACTGCCTTGCTTGATCTAACTGATAAGCAAGTTGAATTTAGCAAAGGATTTGCAAAGCATGTTGAGTCTGCTGCAGAATATTTCAACAACAACATGAAAGAGGCAACCAAGACTCTTTTTCCAAACAAATAATACCGTTTTGCTAGTGATAAGTAAAGGTAATGCTGTATAATGCAGTATTACCTTTACTTTTATCAAATATGGCCATAGACAAAGATTCTGCACTAGACAACATTCCTACCTTGAGCGACCATGGCATGATGGTCCTGATGGGCGAGATTGATGCTGAATCTGTTAGACCGGTAGTGGAATGGGTCTTGTACGAAAACTATGTTAAAAAGAAAAAACTCAAAGAACTCTTGTTGATGATCTGCAGCGAAGGCGGCGATCTCAGTGTAGCATTTGCTTTGATTGATGTCATGCGCTCCAGCAAAATACCGATCAAAACAGTAGGACTTGGACAGATTGCCAGCTGTGGCTTGTTGATATTTTTAGCCGGGCATGCTGGTCGTAGAATTCTAACACCCAATACCAGTGTCATGAGCCATCAATTCAGTTGGGGCACAGAAGGCAAAGCACATGAGCTTTTTGCAACCATGAAAGAATTTGATTTGACTCAGAAAAGAATGATCAAGTTGTATCAACAAACCACTGGACTAGATCAAGACACCATCAAAGAAATTCTGTTGCCGGCACAGGATGTGTACTTGTCGGCCGAAGAAGCCTTACAGTATCACATCTGCGATCACATAGGTTAACGACGTCTTGCTCGGCCCAGGGATTGCTTATTACCAACAGGTTCCGAAGCACCTGCAGGTGCTGCAGTCATTCTAGCAGCTTTAATTCCACTGCGTTGTTGATTAACAGCATCTAGTTTTTCATTGTCAATAACAGCGGGCTCTGGAGGCACTGAATCAGTTTCGTCTGCATCTGGAAGACCATCACTAACTGGATTATAAGCAAAAGAAACACGACCGATGATGCCTGTAGCAGCATAAACCTTGCTGGCATCCAACCCGACTGTACCTTTGAAATCTGGAGGATATTTACTGCTGAACCCGGTTACTTGTACATTATCGCCTTTCATGTTGGCGTTAAGATGCAATTGTATAATGGGACTGGTATTAAGGAACTTTAAACATGCTTCGCCAAATTTTGGATCAGTATTAATCTGTTGTACTACCTTACGTGCCAGACTACTGAGAATATGATAACCAGCGTTGTATCTTGTATTATCTGTTTTGGCTTTAATATCTTTCATCAGCCCTGATAACACAGCCGAATCTTCTTGACTCATAGTAACAGCATCTAATGATTTGGCACCTTCTTTGACTAGCTGTAGAATTATTTTGGCTTGGCCAGCATTTATCAAGCCCTGTTCTATACCCAATTTCAATGGAAATTCGAGACTACTTAATTTTCCTACTTCTTCAATTCTTTTGATTTCTTCAGCATAGCTATCTAACAGATCAGTCATGCCTTTTTGCCGAGCAACGTCGATACCATCAGAAATATTTCTAACACTGGCCAAGGCACCCTTTTCGCCCTTGCTGGAAATACCAATTTCGACACCACCTGGTGTGGTAATATAACTATCAACAAGTCCGTTATTTTTTGCAGCAGGAAAGTAGATACTTGATCCACTATAGCTGCCGTTGGGTCCTAAGATATCTTTTCTGGCAGCCTCAGCACCTTGTGTATTAATCATTCCTTGTATTAATGCAATAGGCCCTATTGTTTCGCCTAAGTCATCTCTAATAGCACTACCCATTTCTCCTACATTCTCAAATGTCGGTAATCGCCCGGTTAGCAATTCTTGCATGCCGGGCATAATCTTCGGCACAGCTGGGTTGTTTTTGGGATTGGTTCCAAGTTCTGCTACACAGTCAGATGGAGTGGCAAAGTTGCTGTTAGGTGGAAATAAATCAGCTGGTTTTAGTTTATAATAACTGCCTTTGAGACTGGTAGTCTTGTTTAATTGCCACCCGCCTGGCAACTCGCCATTTCCCCATGCTCCGGCCATGTCAGGTTTTATATCATTAAAAAATCTACCAAAATAACTTTTTTTACCTTTAGCTGGACCGTCAAATTTCAGTACAGCAAACGCTTTACTGGATCCCTTGGGCTTGTTTGACCAAACAATACCTGGATATGTTTGTTCAGCTTGTTGCCAAGCTGCGTCTATTTCTTCGGGAGTTTCGTAAGCACCGGGCATACCGGGATAGTAGTCTACACCATCAAATGTAATTACAGCCGATGGATTTTCTAAAGATCCTTGAAAAAATCCATCGCCTTTGTCTCGGTAAAGTAGACCACGGGATTTTTCAGTTAATAAGATATTTTCGAGTAGATCAAGTAAGTCGCGCATCAAGTATTTATTACATGCTACTGCTATCAGACCATAATTCTTGCAGACTATCTAAAAATAGTATATACTGTATAAACAAGTTAAAACATTAAAGGAAATGTATGCCCAGTTTGATTCCAATGGTAGTAGAGCAAACCGCCAAAGGTGAGCGCAGTTATGACATTTATAGCCGTCTACTCAAAGACCGCATTGTGATGTTGGACACCGATGTCAACGAACACAGTGCCAGCCTAATTGTGGCACAGATGCTGTTTTTGGAGTCAGAAGATCCAGACCGCGATATCTTGTTTTACATCAATTCGCCTGGCGGAGTAGTCACTGCTGGCATGGCCATTTACGATACCATGCAGTTTATCAAATGCGATGTTTCCACAGTAGTCATGGGTCAGGCCTGTAGCATGGGATCCTTGTTGGCACAAGCCGGAGCAGAAGGTAAACGTTTGATCTTGCCCTACGCTAGACACATGATTCACCAACCGTCGGGCGGTGCCCGTGGCCAAGCCACAGACATGGAAATTCAAGTACGTGAAATCCTTAAAATGAAGAAAGAATTAACCGGCATTTACTACCAACATAATACTGGTGGAAAAAGCTTTGAAGATCTAGCACGAGATATGGAACGCGACTTTTTCATGAGTGCAGACGAAGCTGTGACTTATGGTCTAGCAGATCGAGTTATTAGTAAACGTTAATAAAATGTTTTTTAGCATCAGCACCAAAATAGATAAAAAATTTCCTAATAATTTTCAATTTGATCATTTATGGTTTAATTGTGATAACGGTTGGCAACAGACTGATTCAACATTTTATAAAGGATATGATGATAATTATTGCAAAATAGTATTCGATCAACACGGTGCTGAAATCGATCACAGTCAACCGAGAAGTTTTCCGCTGTGGTATCAGTCGAGATTGATTACCAATCTCGACTGTTCTTTGTGTCCAGTCTGGGCTGATGATGCAGCCCACATTGACAAACATGGAAATATAACTTTAACCAAACACTCAGTCGACCTGTCTGTCGCCCCGGGCGCATTGACAATTGGGCAAGCTCAACACAGAATACAGCAACGTCTGGACAGAAAATTAACGTCACCGCTGGAGCGTATGAAGTTGTATTATTCCGGCGGAGTAGACACATTACTGATATACAGCATGCTTTCGGATTTTGATCTATTAACCGAAGAACATTATGCCCTGGACCAATTTACTACTGAAAATCAAACTACACTGAAAAAATTTTGGGCATACAAACAGATACATCATTGGGTAGAACCTGCTTGGTTAGCAACCGGTAGCCACGGCGATGAATATTTTTTAAGAGGTCCTGCTGTAATCAGCATGCTGACAGCATGGCATAATATTAATTTCTTTCAATTATTATCTGCTAACCCAACCAGTTATCATTATCATCATTTCAATCGTTACGATAAACTATGGAAAGATGCATGGAACACTCGACATCAATTGCAACACGACTATCCCACCATTGATTTGTTAAATAAACAGATATTGAATATTTTAATAAACGATCACCAGCACTGGCATTTAGGTAATACATTAACTTGGACTCCTTTTAAAGATATCGAAATTGCAAAAATACTCCTGCAGTGTCCGATCGAGGATTTACTACCTCAATTTCTTGATGCCAGATTGACCAAAGATTTAATAATTGATTATAATCCTGATATTATCGATTATCTCAGCAAATATAAGAATCATAATAATAAAGAAAATTTATACATGTTGAGTGAATATTATAAAAAGAATAGTACATTAGGTTGACCAATAACTCAATTACGGCTATACTAGATATACAGTAAACGAACAGGAGCGGAACATGTCGTACATTGTATACCAACTTGGTAGTACCGCAAAGATCAAAGAGTTCAACACCGTGGCCGGCGCCAGACGATCTGCCACTGTGATGAACCGCAAGGCCGGAGCTGTTGAATATGCTGTGGCTCACTTCACTTATTACGACACTTTTGTGGTAACCAAAAAGACTGTCAAGAACCTAATGACCGGCGCGGAAGTAGAAATCGATTCCAATACTCCTTGGTGTTGCAACCCGGCATCAGAAACTTACTGGAGCATGTAAGATGAACGAATTGATTGAGAAAATATATAGTGAGACATGTCTTGCCGCAGGCAATTTGGACGAAAGAGAATTCTGTGAAAAGTTCGCCGAGTTGATTGTGGCTGAATGTGCTCGAGTTGCTAATTTGACTGAAGACTATGATACTGGTGATTATAAATCTGGTCGGCACTGGGCATCATTTGATATTAAAAACCGTTTTGGAGTTGAAGAATGACATACAGAGTTTTCAAGCACAATCAAGCATACGGTCCTCGCCCAGGTTTGGAAGGTCCGTTCCATTACCCAAACGGTAGAGTGTTGTATTATGACAACAAAGCAGGCGAATATTGGGATCCTCGTACCGATTTTTATGTTCCCATTGACGAAGTTGCTGATTTGCAACAAAGCATCTTTGACTGTGTTAAAGCCTAATTTTGGTAGACCAGAAACTCTATTTCGGCTATAATGTACTTACACTAACAAAACAGGAGTTTATTATGGTTTACGACCTAGACGCTTTTGTAAACAATAATGCATACAACTGCTCGCTTCTCATCGTTGAGCCCAGTGAAGATGACATGTTTGACGTTTACCCCAACGATTTTGTAGCTCAAAACAACATAGTTTATGATGTTGTAAATGAGCAAGCAGACCCAGTGTTTGTTTACGAGCTTAACCACGTGCCTGTTGCCTGGTACGACTGCGAGCACTTCTGCGGTTTTGTTGCAAAATAACAACACAAAAATAGCCCCGTCATGGGGCTATTTTGCTTGACCAGAAATGCTATTTCGGCTATAATGTACTTACACTAACAAAACAGGAGTAACAAAATGGTTGTATCACAAGTCACGTTCAACGGTGTAGAATACAATGCCCGCCACGGTGGTCCATTTGATCGCGGCTCGGCTGACAGCTATTACAGCCGTGGTGCCAAACCACACTACTATGTGGGCGGTACCGGTATGTCTCCCATTGTGACCGAAGAGCAGATGACCGCAGAAGAAGTTGCGGCCTACTATGCCGGTTACGATCACAATGAACGCCACGGCGACAAGAAATCGTACGATTAAACGGTTGACCAGAAACTCACCGTTTGCTATAATGTATGTACAGTAAACAAACAGCCCAGGAGGGCACCATGAAAAAGTCCGTAATTGTAATCGCAACAGTAGCAGCCTTAGCCGCAACTGCCGTGGCACCAGCCCACGCTCAACGCGGCTACAATCAGAACCAAGGCTACAATAACAGTGCCGCTTGGAACAGTGCCGCAATCGGTGCTGCCGGTATGATCACCGGCGCCATCATCTCAGGTGTAATGCAAAACAATGCCAACGCGGCTGCTCAAGGGTATGCTCAACCTGGTTATGGCGCACCTCCGGTATATGCTCAACCTGGTTATGGATATGCTCCTCCACCCGGAGTGGTTCCTGTTTACCCTGCGCCGCCTGCGGCATACGGTGGTTATTATCAACCCCGTGCCTGCGTCACACAGAATGTACCGCAGTATGATGCTTACGGTCGTGTGGTGCAGTTCATTCGCATGTGTGCCAACTAAATGAAATTTTTTCAAGAAACAACTGAAGGCGGACACTACCCTAATCATGTATACCTGTTGAGTGACAGCAAGGAATTCATGTATGGGTATGTCAAAGCCGGCAGTGAACAACTTGAGATGATGAAGTCCAAGTATCGCTTTGGTACTACTAAACGTAAGTTTAAGGAAGTACCTAACACGTTTGGGTTTGAAGAACCCGAAGTAGTAGTGTCTAAGGACAGTTGGATTGTCAAAGGCAGCCGAGGTGAAAATTATATAGTAGAACGTGTGGCTGGCAAGTTGACTTGCACATGTTCCGGGTTCAAGTTCCGCGGTAAATGCAAACATACAGAGGTCACATAATGGATATCAATGTTCTTAAATCTGCCATCATGTTGAATGGCTACTCAAATGCCGAACTCAACGAGTTGGGAGAAGCTATCAAATACGCTCGTACCCAACTTGGTCACCAGGTCAAGCGTTCAATCCGTGTAGGCGATCGTGTAGAATTTAAAGATACACGTATTGGCTACGTTCATTCTGGCTCGGTTCTTAAAATCAACATCAAGTATGTGCATGTCAGTACCCCCAAAGGTACTTACCGAGTGCCTGCCAACATGCTGACAGTGGTCTAACATGTGGGTCTTGTTGATCTTCATGTATACTGCTGCCGGAGATTTTGTCAGCAAGATCCCGGTTGTGCAAACATCTCAAGCCGAATGCCAGGCCGCTGCCAAGTCTTTGCCCAAGATGTTAGAGGGTACTACGACAGTATTAGAAGGCCTGTGTGTTACTGTTGAACACTGGACTGGCGAGAAGTACATGCCAGGCGTAGAATTGCATCATAAAAGATAATGGACGAAACGGAAGAAAACAAAGACGGCCTGTACGATATTCTGATCAACGACAGTATTCGTTTTTTGGAAAGTCTGGGCAACTACTACGGCGCCGAACGTGCCATGGAAGTTTGGAAGGAGTTGGGACCTACTGTGGGCGAAGATGTCAAGGGTCAAGTGTTTATGACCATGCTGTCAGGCAATGGCAGCAGCATGCGACTGGAACTGAGTCGTCCTGGTATGCCTTACTCGGGACACACTCACACTATTGCTGTACCCGTGATCAAGGCCATTCGTACAGCCACAGGCCTTGGACTCAAAGAAGCCAAAGACCTATGGGACACCACTGCTGAACATGGTGTATGGCTTACCTGTATGAGTCGCGAGCATGCAAGATCAGCCAAAAAAGAATTTATTAATCTTGGCATGCGGGCTCGATAACAAATGGATACTGTCAATGTATATCGTTTTTCTCAATCTACTTTAGATAAAGTCCGAAGCGAATACGAGGCAGCCTTTGAGAAGGCAAAGCCTCGTCGATTGAACTTTTATGTTTACTTGGAACAGGAACACGGCATAGTCAACATAGTAGCCGATGGCGACGATCCTCCAGACTGGTGGTATCGAGCTGAATTTGATAACGAAAGGTCAGCAACAGCATTTTTATTGAGGGCATGATGAAGGAATGGCGTTACAATTCAACGGCACCAAATGCACAACCATCAAAAGAAATTCTTGAATGGTGCAGGGACAATATTGAAGATAAAAAATGGGACTACGCATTTGATACCATTTATTTTGTTCGAGAAAAGGACTACACATTTTTTATGTTGCGGTGGGAATCATGACTATTGAAGACGCAACAAACCTGGCCATTATCAGATTTCTTGGTGAGCCTTGGTGCGAAGAAACAAAACAGCAGTTGTCCGATACCTTTAGAAAGATTCTACCAGGTCCTTACGAAATTGACTGGGTGTTCGAAGACCATACCCCTGAGATAAAGTTGACCTTTCCGGAGACACCAGAAGCAACAGAATGGATGTTACTACACAGATGAAGATTATAAAATTAACCAAGAATTATACGCTGTACAAGAAAGGTTACACTCATGCTCTGCGTTTTGCCAAATGGGAAGGTAATGTGTGTGATCCCATTGAAGAGAGAATGGAACAAATGTTTGGTACCCAATGGCGATGGGACCGACCAACCGAGTGGCAAGCAACCTTTGGTTCAAGTAAAAGCCCCCGTACCGGTCGCAAACCTTACTTTATTGCTGTACGCAACGAAAGTTATCTTACCATGGCCCTGCTGACATTAAAAGAAACGAGCAAGTAATTTGAGCAATTGAGCCAAATGCCGTAGCATTTATGCCACAGCCGTGTTATTATGTTTATAGGCTGCAAAAGCCACTAAACTAAACGATAAGGAAATATATGAAACACATCAATCCAGAAACCAAAACTTTTAAAGTATTCCAAGCTCTCCAGACTGGTGCAGCTATTACTCCTGCTGAAGCCAACAAGCGTTTCGGCGTAAAGAACCTTTCCGCCGAAGTTTCACGCATTCGCCAGCACGGTTTTGCTGTTTACAGCAACAGCCGCCGAGCTGGCAACGGCGTTACTGTGACCGAATACCAAATTGGTAAACCAAGCCGTAAGCTGGTTGCCGCTGGTTATTTGGCCATGAGCATGGGTCTTGTAGACTAATATTCGCTGTTCTGATCACGCAGAACACACTCAGGAAAACCACTCGCTCGGGTGGTTTTTCTTTGACCAGTAATTTGTTCTAATGTATAATACATAATATACTAAACCTAAAGGACACAGTACAATGAATTGGTTGCGTTATAGCGGTGCTTGTGTTACACTAACAGTTAATCCGTTCCATTGGCAATGGATACCTAGAGTTTACAAAGAAAATAATCTTGAATGGCCAGAAGGTCTGCTACGTTCATATCGAGCAAGCTGGCTATTTTTAAATGCAAAATTTTGGATTGATGACGGGAGTTGGTAATGAGCAATATTTCACTGACACGAAAGCAGGTTCTGCAGTTGGCAGAGTTGGTTACAAAGTTTCCAGATACAGGATGGTTTACAATATGTGAAAGTTCTCCTTCGGGAATTGGGCCAACAGTAGAGGTTAAATTTAGTATCTTTAAAGATAACAATCTAGAATTTGACACAACTATAGATATTACGGATGTATCAACATGGTAACAAGAACGAAAACAGTAGTTGTAGTGAATAAATGTCAATGTGCTAAATGCCTGGACATTATTGAAAGCCGGAGCCGACATGAATTTGTTCGGTGCGGATGCTGTGCTATCTTTACCGACGGTGGAACTTCATACATTCGTCGAGGCGGCGAAATCGAAAACATTATCGACATGAGCGAAACTTATGAAGAAACTTACGAAAGCGAGTGGTAAATTATGAGCATATATAATCCTGATCTTTGGACCATTGTAGAATTAAAGTACAACGACAGTGATGAAGTTACTCGCAAGATCATGGCCAGTTGGTACGGTGGCTACTTGGGTAGTGACCGCTGGAAGCTGAGTAGCGGCATCACCGAAATTGTGGATAAAGATACACATTACGAAATCCATAACCATTCCGGCAGCATCTACAACTGCGGCAAACAAAGCCAAGGTATGAGTGGATATGCATCTAGCGTCTTTGCACAGTTTGTCAAAGATTTAGAAGGTAAAGGCACAATCGAGGTAGTTGAATATGAAGGTTAAAATTGGACCGTACAAAAATTGGGTAGGACCATATCAAATTGCAGAGGCTCTTTGCTTTTGGGTCCGTAAAGAAAAAGACGAATACGGATTTCCAAAAACTAAAGATTGGGTACACAACTTTGGTACTTGGTTATCAGGTGGCGAAGACAAAGATTCCTGGCTGCAACGAGCTTGTATATGGATTGAATCTAAGCGTACACGCACAATCAAAGTAAAAATTGATCGTTGGGATACTTGGAGCATGGATCATACATTGAGTTATATCATCCTGCCCATGCTAAAACAACTGAAAGAAACAAAACATGGTGCACCATTTACTGAAGACGATGATGTTCCGGAACATTTGCGTAGTACAGTAGCAGAGCCCAAGGAGAATGAGTATGATACAGATAGCAATCATTTCCTACGTTGGGATTGGATCATGGACGAAATGATCTTTGCATTTGAATGTGAACTTGACGATAGCTGGGAAGATGCATTCCGTTCTGGTGTAATGGATACCGTTTGGTTACCTGTTGATGGTGAAGGTAATGCAGTACCAGAAAAAGATGCAAAACTTTATCATATGGGCGAAGGTCCAAATCACACATACCACTGTGATTACGACGGTATGAAAGTAGTACAAGACCGTATCAACAACGGATTCCGACTATTCGGCAAGTACTATCAAGCATTGTGGGATTGAACATGATAGTGACTGAAACCCTTGAAAGTATCTTGGGAGATGTAACTCCCAATACGGATCCCAATAAGCCAGCAGTATTCAAAGAAGATCCTATTGCTCTAAGCTGTGCCAGTTATAGGCGTGCTGTAGAAACTGAAATGGCAGTGCGATTTCTGGATCTTGATCAGTGCATAGTACACCTACAAGATTATGAGATGGCTGATCAAGTTCGTCAGTACTATCGAAACAAAATTGGTGTCAAAGCACTAACAAGTCAGCAGCCCCTGACACCATTTTATCACGATCTATATGAAATGTTGCTGGGCGATGTTGAACTGCAACAGCGACACATAGGCATGATACATAGACTGCCGTATTTTTATGTGGAAGATCAAAACAGAGAACAGCTTAAACAACTGATTAAAGACAGGAGCTTGAAAGAAGATTGGATAGGCAACGCCATGAAGAACATTGGCAGCAAAGAAACACATACCTTGACGCCCTTGATGAAGATATTTAGAAGTCGCCGAGGCAGTGAGACCCAAGAGTACTGGTTTCAAAACCACGTGGGACAACCAGTCATGTGGTCTGTACTTAACGGCAATCCCTTGCGTAGTGTGGTTGACAGTTTGTTTGTGCGATCCCAAGTCACTGTATCAGCTTATTTTCGCACAGGACAAGTTCGGGGACAAGATTTTTATCACTACTACATGAGTGATGTTGCTGTAGAAAGGATTGCTTAATGTTTGCTCAAATGATAAAGGCGCATCTAGAAAGCGATCACGGTGAACGCACAGCTAAAAAAATTACTCTAGAACAATACTTGGAGTGGGAAAAGACCTACTGTTTTGATGGTCTCAAAAGCTTGACCCCAGGACAGAGTTTTTGTAGCACATTTAAAATAGTAGATCATATTTTATTTTTTAATGCCATTGATCCGGCCGGTGTGGTCAAATACATAAAGGACACTTACTTAGAATGAAACTATATTTTGCTTACGGTGCAAACTTAAACTTGGAAGGCATGCGTTTTAGATGCCCGGATGCTAGACCTGTTGGTCAATTGATTCTGTCCGATTGGCGCTTGGCATTTTCTGGAGTGGCCACTATAATACCCGAGACTGGTTCTCGAGTGCATGGAGCACTGTGGGAAATCACTCAAGAGTGCGAAGACAATCTGGATGTATTTGAAGGATTTCCTTTCTTGTACACCAAAATACACTTAACGCATGTGGGACAAGAGTTCATGGTCTATGTTATGAATGACGACCCTCCGTCGTTGCCTTCGAGATCCTACTTCGATACTATTGCTCAAGGCTACAAGGATTGGAACTTGCCCTTGGACGAATTGCATCGCGCTCGCCAACTTACTTTAGAAGAATGCAGCTGACCGAAGAACAAAAACGTCTCATTAATTATAGGGAAAGTGCTAGCTTTGCTTACCACCATGAGCTGACCAAACCATTTGGAACTTTGGATACAGTGCTTGATTGGTGCAAAGATCAACTGACCGGGGACTGGCGTTGGCAATTGATTGAAGTCAGCACTGATCAACGTCCGGGTCGGTATGCATTTTACTTTGATAGTGAACGTGATTGTGTGGCTTTCATGCTACAATGGAGTTGACTAGAAACCTTGCTTGTACTATAATCGTATTTCATTAGTTAATTAACCTTAGGAGTTTTACAAATGATAAAGCGAATCTCGCGCTCACTGTCGGATGTATCCAAAGAAATTCTTCAGAAGTTGAAGGACGACCACGGTGTCACTGACAAACAATTAGCACAATTACGAAACCGTGTTTTCAACTCTGGCTATCACTTTCCCTTGGGAGGTATCCGCGTACCAACGTCAATCTTATGGATTGACTACGAAGTACAGCGTGATGTCATCATCAAAACTATTTTGTCTCTGCTACAAAAATGGGACAATCGTATTTGCCAACCTGCTGCCTGCAACACAGACCCCAGTATGGTTGAAGTCAATGATCCGATCAACCACATTTACAAATTTAAGAAACTGTTTGTATACGATGCTCAGCATCGTTGCGTGACCTTGGCAATCCTGGGTTTTGAAGAAGTTTTTGTAACGGTGGTCGTTGACGCAGATCCTAAATTTGCCAGCTATGCATTTCGCACCAGCAACAGCGTGATTAAGAAAATTGGCAAGCCAGACTTTCATCGCAACAATATCCGCTTATATAATCTTGGTGTTCGAGATGTTGAAACTGTTCCTGCTTGCAATTTGCAAGCACAATTTGATCGATTAAAAATTGACCTTGTGGAGAAGCCAGAACTGATCCCAGTATCCCAACGACAGAATCACTTCATGAGTCACTTTGACTATGCTTACAAGCCTATGGGTACAGACAAAAAAGGTCTTGTTGCTGGTCAAATTCTCGAAGCCATCATCAAGACTTGGCCCAAAAATGCCAAAGTACAAAACGGTATCTACATTGGACTGTACCACATGAATACTGTGGTTGGTAGCCTGGGTAAGAAAATGCCAAAGGATTGGATGTTGCAAGTGTGCAAAGGCGTGGCAAAAAGTTTTAGCAATAGCGTACATGTAGAAGAAGCTGCCAGCCGACATGCCAAATGGATCGGTCGTAGTAATACATGGAATGTGCCCGAAGGCATGTTCAAGTTCATGCGGGAAGTTTACAAACTCAATGGTGGCGTTTTGTCTATTCCTAGCGATGGTGCCGACTTTGATTTGGACCAGGGTCTTTGGGTTGATGCTACATTAATTCCAAATCATGCACATCTTTACAAAGAACCTGTAACTACTGCACCGGGAGTTGATTATGCTTACTCCTGAACAAAAAATTGAACAGGCTCTTCAACTGCTCAAAGAAGCAGTTGAGGGGTTTGAAGAAATTAACTATCGACAAGTGATGGTTGAACGAAATAAAGAAGCATATCGTATTACTGAAGAGTTTATTGCTTCCGAAGTCAAACGTTATGTTGAAATGTATCGCAACCTAACCACGCTCGATCAACGTGCTAGATTAATACGTGATATGATTGATTTATTGTTGCGCCGAGGTCATGGGTATTGTATTGAAGGTAATATTGGTTCTCACTATCGACAGATCGGGGTTGATGCAACAGCCTGTATCTTTGAACACATGATACCACAGAGCAGAATTCGAGATTTACTAATACAAGATCGTATTAGTATTCGACAAGCAATGAATCCGCCGACCTGCTTGATAAGCAAGGAAAACGATTCCATGTTGAGCAAGAGTGGTTTCAATAATAAAACACCTAGCTACTGGCATTTCTTCGATAGATACACAGGAGTGTTTGACGCTGAATACGAGACCTTTAATGGCCTGGCAATTTCTAATCCTCATGCATGGACATTAGGGCAGCATTACAAGTTTTTCAATATCTAGTTTAACTTAACGAGCCAAAAAGCTCGTTAGTTATCAAAAAATCTAGTATACTAAAATAGGGTTTATTGTTTATACCCCTAGGCATATATAACTATTCCGCCAAAGGAGAAACTCATGTATAAAAAATATAATAACCAAGTTTCTGCCTGTGTGGCAAAGTCGGTGATCATTGTAACTGTCGTAGTGGTTGCAATGCTGTCTATTGTTGTGACACCAACACAACCGATTTTGCCGTACAGTACAGTGACTCAAGAGCAGCTGGATTATGAACCTCTAGTAGATCAGTATCTTGCTAAATGGGAATACAACGAGCAGCATCGTAATCCTGTAGAAATATTTAAAATTAAACCACCGTCAATCACAGCAATGCCTGATTTTAACCCTGGTATAATTTTACATGTTTCTAGCGAAAAAGTAACGATTACTGCACAAGAACGCAATTGTTTGATTCGCAATGTGTTTTATGAAGCCGGCGGGGAGCCGTACGAAGGAAAAATTGCAGTGGCTCAAGTCACATGGAATCGTGTTCGCAGCGGTGCTTGGGGTCGAGATCTGTGCGGTGTAATACATGCACCCAATCAGTTTTCGTGGACTCGTGACACGATCAAACGCAATCGTCCGTTAAATGGTACTCAAGTTGCTGCTGTTCAAACAGCGGTGGATGATTTTTTATCCGGAATCAGAGTTTCCAAGTTAAAAGATGCCACACATTTTCATGCCACTTATGTTAGACCCGGATGGGCCACTAGTGAAGCTAGAGTAAAAAGCATTGGAGGTCATGTGTTTTATGCACTAAAATAGTGTTGTAAAAAAACCACACAAAATGGCCTCTTTTTCAGGGGCTTTTTTGTGGCTTTTTGGCAGATTTTGGTAGACCAGAAACCCTTTTTCGGCTATACTAGTTATACAGTAAACAAACAGGAACAAGACCATGTTGAAAGCAAACAAACTATACCAGCTGATGCATATCAACGCTGACCAGTTGACCGACATTATTCAAGATTCGGGTTTTGAAGGTGACTCCTTTATCAACATCACGTTCCGTAGCCTGGCAGCTCCGGAACCTGTAGATTATCGTTTCGCTTACGATGCTATGTTCCTAAATGATGCTAACGAGCTGGACTACACTGTTGTTTTTGTGTCCTACAATCCCGAAACTGATAAAATGACAGCAGGATATTGATTCTAATATTAAAGGAAATCAAATGGGTTTCGAAAAAATCGTGTTAGACAAGGTTGCAAAAGTTATCAAGCAAGACCGCCAGGCGTATTTTTGCAACGGTACCTTGTTTGTTTGTACTGAAGAGAAAGATGCTCGCCGTGTGTTTTCCATGTTGTTTAAGGACTATAACGGCCGGGTCCAAGTCAGTGTCGCAATGCACGGCGAGTACGCTTACGACTTTACAGCCTAAGGAGCCGACTATGAATTCCAAATTTCAAAGATTAGATTTCAGCGGTTATAAAATGACCGAGCAAAGCAAAGAGTCCTTGTACAATTATTTTGTACACGGTTTTGAACCTGGTGGTTTCATGACCGCAGTGTTGTCAAATGACCTATATGGTGCTGTTGGTCGAGCTGATTTTGTAAATATTGATCTCATAGGAGAATATGCTCGTTGGATTGAAAGCCGAGCACCATACGGCAGTTATGGCGACCGTGAAACAGTAAAAGGTTGGCTACGCAAAAACGAATATTTCGAACGGTTTCAGAAGGAGTTGGTTGCAGAACGTTTAAGAACACCAGAATCTGCCCTAAATGATCCGTTGTTTTAACGCAACACTTTTTGGTTGACCAGAAACGCCAGATCGGCTATAATGTATGTATAGTGAATAACAAGGAGTTGGCATGTACAGTTATCAAGCCCGTAGTAATCCTTTTGCATATCGTAAACCCATGGCCAAGAAAATCCCTGTCACGGTTACTATGGTCACAGCTGACCAGGTTTGGACATTTGCTGCCACAGCAGATCGCATCAATGACGGCCAGTATGTCAAAGAGGATCAGCGTAGTTCGGACGGACAGTGCGTGATTAAAGAAGCCAACAAGGCCATGATCAAGCGTTGGTTGCGTGAAGGCTACTGCGGTGAAGACACCGAGGCAGATCGCGAACTTGGTGCGTCGGCTCGTGCGTGGCATCGAGGTCAACTGTTGATGACAGCACTCAAGCGTCCGCTTACCGATTTTGAAAATACCTTGAACCGTGCTGTGGGCATGGACGAGTTTGCGTTGGAAGTACATCAGTTGGAAATTGCTACCATTGCTAGCCAAATCCGTAGCTACCGTACCGGTCTAGCACATGAACAACGCATGTGGGGCACAGATACCAGCCCGGTGGCCCCGGTAGGCAACAAGGTTGAATTCCAGGTTGAAGTGATCAAGTCTGTTTATAGCCAAAATTACAACACCAACTACATTCGTGCTGTCACCGTGGATACTCGCAAGGTTGTGATGTTTACCTATCGAGAAGGCATGGATCCTGGTACTGTGTTGACAATTAAAGGCACAGTCAAAGCACACCGTGAAGACTGTACTCAACTCAACCGTGTACGGGTGTTGTAATGCATCAGTTCGTTGTTATGTGGGACAATACAGGTCTTGAGTTTGTAGGTGATTATACAGACTATGCTCAGGATAAGATGTGGGCTACCTTGCAGGGCAAGCAACCCACCAAGACCTTTGTGAATTTGATGCACTTGCAACTTCGTGCTCGTTACAATACACAACGGCATTATGAGATCTATTTGATCAATGCCACTGACGGCATCACTGCGGATGACATTCGAGAGATGTTTGATCGCAATCCGCAAACAGCCGCTGACTTGATCCGTGAACGTGGATTCAAGTATTACAGCGACCGAGTCAACACTAACCAAGTTAAAATTATTTAAGGAATCGATATGGGATTAGATCAATACGCTTATGTGGCAGCTCGAGCTGGTGCTTACGGTGAATACTGGGGCGATGAAAACTACAACAAAGACGACAGCGATCCTACCAAAGTCAGTCAACCGCGTGAGCTGGCCTACTGGCGTAAGCACCCAAACCTACAAGGTTGGATGAAACAACTTTGGGAGGAAAAGAATCTTGACGATACAGAGGTCACCAGCTTTAACGGCATTGAGCTAGAGCTGACCTGGGAGGATTTAGAAAGATTAGAACTGGACATCATTTCTGGTGGCCTGCCTAAAACAAGTGGTTTCTTCTTTGGCGATGATTCTAACGAGTTCTACTACAATACTGACTTGGAGTTTATCAAAAACGCCCGGACAGAATTGTTTATGGGCTTGAAGGTATTTTATAACTCAAGTTGGTAATTATGAATATTCGTTACGAATACATCGGTTGGTGTAATATTGACGGCCATGACAAGGTTTGGGTCAGTATTCTGATTAAATCAGGCGATAGAAATCAATGGCCTACTTACAATACCTATCTCACTGTTTGGGGTCGGCGTGGCAAAAAACTACAAAGTAAAGTAGTTGAAACTAATCGACATGAAATGGACAAGTTAATACGTAGCAAAGATAGCAAGAGCTACCTGGAAATTCCAGAGGATAAACTAAATGAAGTATATCCAGAGTTTCAACAAGACTTGGAAAAGACCGCAGCTTGGTCTATGCTAATGGCATGAGAATTTATACTAAAGTCATCATACCCGGGCTCTACAAGAACTCGGAATATTATGCTGCACGAAAATGGTGTACCAGGAACATTGGTGCTAGCAACAGTAAGGAAGCAAAAGGTGCTGCTCGTCCTTGGTATGCTAAACGACAGTGGACATATAACCTGGCGCAAGTTGCTCTGCCCAGCAGTCAGGCACCCTCTTTCTATTTTAAAAATCCTGCCCACGCCACCATGTTCCAATTGGTATGGGCAAAAGAATTTCGGCAAACCTAAAACCGAAATCGAGCAGATAATGGTTGACCAGAATGTGCTCGTTTGTTATAATAAGGTATGCTATAAAAAGCATGTAGTGAAACTTAACTTAATCAACTTTAAAAGGCAACATATTATGTCGAACGAAAAACTCTTCACCGTAGCTGGTACTGCAACTCAAAATGGCGTTACTAAAGTTCGTTTCGCCAACGACTTGGTAGCACGTATCAAGATTCTCAACAAGTCTGGTTGTACCAACATCAACTTGGTGGAACTGCCCCAACCCATGACCAAGCTGCAGGCTTTGCAGCATTTGCAGACCTTGGGCATTACCGATGGTGATGCTGGCTACGCAGTTGCCAACAAACTGTCCGAAAAAGCTCGAATTGCCAAGAGCGCCGAAGTGCGTGTGGCTGTTAAACCTTCTGCACTCAAGTCTGCCCGTACTGCAAAGGTTGCAGAACAAGCATAACCCCAGCCTGGGTCAGCGGCACACAAAAGCGGCTTTTGGCCGCTTTTATTTTTGATTTTTAGCACAGCGTCATAATTACTTGATGCTGAAAGACAAAGAATTAGAACAAGTTATGCAGGACCTTATAGTTGATATCTGCGAGATCATGTACACACGCGGTTATCGGGAAGTGCCTATTGGCGCACTCATGAGACTTATTGGGGTCAATGCCGAGAATGCAGCAAAGCATGACAACGAGCTGTTTCAATTGGATGCAGAATTTGAACAATTGATCAACCAAAAGAAAACCCCTCGTCGAGTCCGGCGTGTCACTGTGCCATCTGGTGTAACCTTGCATTAAATGTCTATCAAGAATTCCCGATACAGCGAAGCCCTGTACTTGATAATTGTACGCGACAAAGATGCAGAAAAAATGCTACAAGATTGGTCCCAACAACACAATGTACCGGTAGCTATAGACAACAATCGTATGAAACTGTTTGAACAGCGCGGTCTAACCCTATTCCAAATGCATTGGAATCATAATTGGAACAATGTTACCATATGGGACTGCTGGAATCGACGCCATATCTAACTTTGCTCTAAAAGTGACAAAATCATTAAATATCTGTTGACATAGTCAACACAACACTATAAAATAGTATAGTACTAAAACTGATAACCAAGGAGAATTACATGTCAGCAAATCACGACCAACTCAAAGCCGCTTTCGAAACTTATCTTGCCGAAAACGAAAAGTTTGCCACCAAAGGTATCAAGGCATCTGCTGCTCGCGCACGTAAGGCCCTGCAGGAAATTTCCAAAGCTGTCAAAGAGCGCAGAAAAGAAATCACTGCTGAAAAAGAAGCATTGACTGTTGCAAAATAAATGACACATTACAGTTTTGTTCGAACTCTTGTAGAGGATCCCGAACACCCAGGCGAAATATTTTTGGACCTGGGTGACGAACTGTGCGAGCACATGGGCTGGAAATCAGGCGATACAATAACATGGATCGACAACGGCGACGGCTCATTTACTCTAAAAAAAGCCGACAGCAAGGACATAAAATCCAATGTTTAATTCATTATTTTCTAACTCTGCAGATAGCATGTATACAAGTACTGCGCCCTTAAACAATTCGATAACAACAAATTCATTAACAGGCGACCAATACGTTTGGCATACTACAAACGCCCTGGACTCTATTAATATCACCAGCACATTTGATTCGACTGTTCCAACCGGACGTTTAGATTTAAAAGGTGAAGGCGCCGATATTGTCATCAATAACGTCAGCTTGAACGACACACTAAAAGGCATACAGGAACGACTCAACTTATTGACACCAAATACTGCATTGGAATCTGAATGGAATGAATTGCGTGAGCTCGGTGCGCGGTACCGACAATTAGAAGCAGACTTGTTGGCCAAACAAAAAATGTGGGCAACTCTACAAAAATAGAACTGCGTTAAAGTGTGTCCGGCATAAATAATTTTATGTCTACAAAAAAACTAACGCAGGACGAATTTGTCTCTAGGTGCCAAGAAATTTATAAAGATCGATATGATTATGCAAATACAGTCTACATCAATACAAGAAGTAATGTAGTTCTAACTTGCAATCTACACGGGGTCTTTAAAAGAAATGCTCGAACATTGTTATCAGGGTCCGGTTGCCAACAATGTAAAGATAATTGGTCTGATTACGTTTTGCGTCGAAGGATGACCAATAATGAGTTTATATCTAAAGCTGAAAAATTGCACAATAATTTTTATGCATACACCAAAACAAATTATGTCAACAGTCGATCTAGCGTAACAATAACTTGTCCTATACACGGTGATTTTGATCAAAACGCAAGCGGCCACCTTGAAGGATATGGTTGTAGAAAATGTGGTGATAAGAAACACGGTGATTATAGACCCTGGTTCATAAACACTTATTTTGATAGATACCCCGATAAAAAAGATATTCCTGCTACATTATATCTTTTATATAATTCTTCAGAAGATTTTTATAAAATTGGAATTACTACCAAATTAGATGTCAGAGATCGTATAAAATACATTGCACATTATGATTTTGAAGTTGTTGACACTGTATGCGATACCATGTATAATATAGCATTAGCAGAACAAAAAATTCTGTCTACTGTAGAAAAATATAAACCTAAAAAAAGATTTGGAGGTTATACTGAATGTTTAAAAAGTTTTGTAGACATACACTTGTATGTCCCGCACAAGGACGGAATCCTAAACAAGGAGGCAAGGGCAGACAATGACATACGTCGTAACTGAAAACTGTATTAAATGCAAGTATACCGACTGTGTTGATGTCTGCCCTTAGCTTGTAGATTGTTTCAAGGAAGGTCCAAACTTCTTGATTATCGATCCTTCGGAATGTATCGACTGTGCTGTGTGTGTTCCCGAATGTCCAGCTGGCGCTATCTTTGCCGAAGAAGACTTGCCTGAAAACCAACGACATTTTTTGGCTATCAATGCCGAACTGTCCAAGACTTGGTCCATTATTACAAGAAAGAAAGAACCCTTGCCCGATGCTGTTGAATGGGACGGTAAGCCCAACAAGATCGACCTATTAGATCGTGGTTGACCGGTAATGTGTTGTTTGTTATAATGTAGTATAATCACTAACAAGGAGCACACCTGTGTCGATGCATTTGGAAGGTCCCTGGCTTAGTACCACTGGTAAAAAACGTGCAAAGCCCAAGTTTGCTTCTGCAGAAGCCAAACGTCAACACGAGCAGTTGGCAGCAGATTGGCAGCAACTCAAGCAGACGCATACACCCAAGAGGCCTGTGTTTTCAAAATCTTTTACCAACAGCAAGATGCCCAAAATATCAATTCCGCGCTCAACAGATCACATTCCCAGTCTCAACACCGGGCTAGGGGTAGCAGCACGAGCACCCGACAAAGTCTACACTGGCACCAAGGTCAAAGGTATTGGTACTATGCACAAGAGCAATGCAGTACCTGTTTTCTCAGATGAGGAAGCGGTTGAGATCAGTACCATGCGCCGTGGCTAACAAAAAAGACCTTCCTTGGCGTTCCAGAATTGTGTGGACGTCTGATTCTAAATTTCACTGGAATGAAATTTGTGCCCAAGTTATTGAGCAATTTGGCTTGCCTGGCGACAGGTACTTTGCCGATGTTGGTCTATTAAATATGACTATTATTTTTCAAAATCCACAAGACCTATTACTTTTTAAACTGAAATGGAGCGAATATGAACTTTGAACAAGAACAAATTATGCGTCGTCTTCGAGAAGGTGGCGATTGCCATACATTTGATTTATCAGGACAGGACTTGGATTTTCTCAAGTCCGAGATTAAGATGTTGCTACATTCGGGGCCGCAGTTGGTTGAGTTTAAGAAGGCCGATGGTTCCGTACGTGTTATGAATTGCACCCTAAGTGATCTTCATGGTGCTAAGTATACACAGACACCCGTAGTAGAAAATGCCGCTAAAGAACTCAAAACAAAAAAACCAAACGAGGATGTGTGTGCTGTTTGGGACATTAATGCAGGTGCATGGCGCAGTTTCAGATGGGATAGACTTATAAGGATAGATTACAAACTTGGGTAAAGAAGCAGGATTCGTACTGGAAGGCGTTGTGGTAGATCTACTGCCCAACGCCATGTTTAAAGTACAATTAGACCTACAACAAACTGTAGTGATTGGTGTTATTTCTGGCCGCATGCGCCAAAACAAAATCAAGATACTAACAGGAGATCGCGTGGAGATTGAGTTCTCTCCGTACGATCTTGCTCGTGGACGTATTATAAAAAGAAAATAAATATCTATATGTTACGACCCATTCGCAAAGATATCGATTTAGTAGAAGCCAGCACCCGTCCAGCCAAGCTGGAAACCACTCCTTTGCCCTATGCCGAAACAGCATTAGATCCTGTGCTCAGCAAAGCCAGCATTAATTATCACTACGAGCATCTGGCCAAAGGCTATGCCAAACGCTACAATGCTGGCGAAGGCAATGCTAACTTTAACCGTGCTGGCAGCTTCTTGCACAACAAGTTCTTCCCACAACTACGTGCCCCAAAAGGTGCCAACCGCCCTAAGGGTGCTGTGTTGGCCTTGATCGAAGAACACTTCAAAACTTACGAAGACTTTCGAGAAGAATTTAAAAAAACTGCCATGGCTGTACAGGGCAGCGGCTGGGTATATTTGAGCACAGCTGGCACTATTAAAACCATCCCAAATCATCAAGTACGCACTGATATCTGTGTGTTAGTGGATTGGTGGGAACACGTTTGGGCCCTGGATTACCAATGGGACAAAGAAAAATACCTGGACAATATTTGGAAAATTATTGACTGGGACGTTTGTAACGAGAGACTATGATAACCTTAACAGAAAATGCCATTGCCAAACTGCATGATGTAATAGCAGAAGAAAATAATCCAGCACTTAAACTGCGTGTATTTGTACAGGGAGGTGGGTGTTCGGGCATGAGCTACGGCTTTACCCTGGATGAAGAAGTCAACGACGACGATTTTGATCTGAAATTCGGAGGTGTGCGTGTGCTCATGGACAGCATGAGCAGCGGTTATCTTCAAGGTGCCGAAATTGACTATCAAGAAGATCAATACGGTGCTGCATTCAGCATCAAAAACCCTCAAGCGGCCACAACATGTGGTTGCGGGAGCAGTTTCTCCCCCAATTAACCATTTGTGCGCCAGAATCTATTTTCGGTAAATACACCGACAACAAGGATTCTGGTTCATGGCTCAAAATATAATCAACTATGGTGAAAGCCCAAACGACGGCGAAGGTGACAGCCTTCGCACTGCGTTTATAAAAACTGACGACAATTTCGATCAGATTTGGGCAACAGGACCAGTTGGTAGCAACGTAACCATACTGAACAACACCATTGGAGTGGTGAATACCAACGGAAATCTAATACTGAGTCCCAATGGTATCGGTGTAATACAAACCAATAGCAAATTGGTACCACGTGTAACAAACACCTATGATCTTGGGTCAGCTAATCTAAGATATCGTTCGGCCTATATCGGAGCCGGCGGCCTTAATGTCAGCGGAAATGTATCTGCAGACTATTTTATTGGCAACGGTAGTCAGTTGACCGGGCTGCCCCAAGGCTATGGCAACGCCAACGTGGCTGATTATTTGCCAACATATACTGGAAACTTAAGAAGTTTAACTGGTAATGTAATTACCACTGGGAATATTGCTGCAAATTATTTTGTTGGCAACGGTAGTCAGTTGACTGGGCTGCCCCAAGGCTATGGCAACGCCAACGTGGCTAATTATTTGCCAACATATACTGGCAATCTGGCCGCTGGAAATTTAACTGTTTCATCTGGATCTGACACATGGACTATATCGGGTCAATTTCTCACTGGGCCTGGCGGTGCATATTGGCACAGTCATCCAGAACAAGGCACTGACGATTTTGTCAGCGCACCCGGATCCGACATTAGAATACAATCCATTGATGCTGACAGTGTTGTAGAATCTCAAATCAGCTTGACCGGCATTGACATCGAACTTATTGTTGTCAATGGAATAACTAAAACTTGGAGATTCACCGAGTCTGGTACTAGTGAGATGCCCGGAGACATTGTACCAATAGTAACATTGGGTGCCAGTGCCGACGTTGGTAATATAACTAATCCTTGGGACAACGCCTACATATCCGGCAACATCCAATCTGGAAATGTTTCTGCAACAGGCAATATCACTGCCAACTACTATATCGGCGACGGCAGTCTGTTGACAGGAATTTCTGCTGTTGACGGAGCAACTGGACCACAAGGACCACAAGGCCCTGGTGGAGCCACCGGTGCCAGCGGACCTGCAGGTACCACAGGACCACAAGGACCCACAGGTGCTACAGGTGCGTCGGGACCAACAGGTGCAACAGGTGCAGGCGCCACAGGTGCTAGTGGACTTACAGGTACTACAGGACCCCAAGGTCCTACAGGAGCAACTGGCCTGCAAGGCGATATTGGCTCAACTGGTCTCGATGGAGCTACTGGATTTGACGGAGCAACTGGCCTGCAAGGCAATGCTGGAGCAACTGGACTAGCCGGAGCAACTGGACTAGCTGGAGCAACCGGACTAGCCGGAGCCACTGGCCCACAAGGGCCACAAGGATCAACTGGTGCGTCAGGTATTCAAGGCGATGTAGGTGCCACAGGTGCGTCTGGACTAACAGGTACAACAGGGCCACAAGGACCCATTGGAGCAACAGGTGCATCAGGTCTTACAGGTACAACAGGGCCACAAGGATCAACTGGTGCGTCAGGTATTCAAGGCGATGTAGGTGCCACAGGTGCGTCTGGACTAACAGGTACAACAGGGCCACAAGGGCCCATTGGAGCAACAGGTGCATCAGGTCTTACAGGTACAACAGGGCCACAAGGGCCACAAGGACCCATTGGAGCAACAGGTGCGTCAGGTATTCAAGGCGATGTAGGTGCCACAGGTGCGTCTGGACTAACAGGTACAACAGGGCCACAAGGGCCACAAGGACCCATTGGAGCTACTGGTGCGTCAGGCATTCAAGGCAATGTAGGTGCAACTGGTTTAGATGGAGCCACTGGACCACAGGGAGATGTAGGTGCTACAGGATTGGATGGAGCCACTGGGGTAGATGGAGCCACTGGACCACAAGGCGATGTAGGAGCAACTGGTGCGTCAGGTATTCAAGGCAATGTAGGTGCCACAGGTGCGTCAGGTATTCAAGGCGATGTAGGAGCAACCGGTGCGTCAGGACTTACAGGTACAACAGGCCCACAAGGACCACAAGGACCCATTGGAGCAACGGGACCACAAGGACCACAAGGACCCACGGGAGCAACGGGACCACAAGGACCACAAGGACCCACGGGAGCAACCGGTGCAACCGGAGCAGGTGCAACTGGAGCAACTGGACCACAAGGACCACAGGGATTTGATGGCGCTACAGGTCCAGGAGCAACCGGTGCATCAGGTGTACAAGGTGCAACCGGAGCCACCGGAATACAGGGTAATGTAGGTGCCACAGGTGCATCGGGTATACAAGGCGAACAAGGAATTGACGGTGCAACTGGATTCAATGGTGCAACTGGATTCCAGGGACTTGATGGTGCTACAGGACCACAAGGGCCTACGGGTGCAACTGGTGCGTCAGGTCTAACTGGTACTACAGGGCCACAAGGTCCACAAGGATCAACAGGTGCTAGTGGTATACAAGGCGATGTAGGTGCTACTGGACCTCAAGGTGATATCGGCGCTACAGGCACTAGTGGAGGAGAAGGCTCGATTGGTGCCACTGGTGCAACAGGCATGCAAGGCGATCAAGGACTTGACGGTGCAACTGGATTCGATGGTGCTACTGGATTCCAGGGACTTGATGGAGCCACTGGTCTTGATGGAGCAACTGGACCACAAGGCGATGTCGGAGCAACTGGTTTTGATGGAGCAACTGGTGCGTCAGGTATTCAAGGCGAAATTGGAGCTACAGGTGCTAGTGGACTTGTAGGTACTACTGGACCACAAGGACCACAAGGACCTATCGGAGCAACAGGTGCGTCAGGTATTCAGGGCGAAATTGGAGCTACAGGTGCTAGTGGACTTGTAGGTACTACCGGCCCACAAGGACCACAAGGACCTACAGGTGCAACTGGTGCGTCAGGTATACAAGGCGAAATTGGAGCAACCGGCGCCAGTGGCTTAACAGGTACAACTGGACCACAAGGACCTACGGGTGCAACAGGTGCATCAGGTATTCAAGGCGAAATTGGAGCAACCGGCGCCAGTGGCTTAACAGGTACAACTGGACCACAAGGGCCACAAGGACCTACGGGTGAAATTGGTGCAACAGGTGCGTCAGGTATTCAAGGCGAAATCGGAGCAACTGGTGCCAGTGGCTTAACAGGTACAACTGGCCCACAAGGACCACAAGGACCTACGGGTGAAATTGGTGCAACAGGTGCTAGCGGCATACAGGGTGAAATTGGAGCAACCGGCGCCAGTGGCTTAACAGGTACAACTGGACCACAAGGGCCACAAGGACCTACCGGAGCAACAGGTGCGTCAGGTATTCAGGGCGAAATCGGAGCTACAGGTGCCAGTGGCTTAACAGGTACAACTGGCCCACAAGGACCTACC